CCGGGTGTACGCTGAGGCTTTACTGGAACTGGCGACTGCCGTCTGCCCAGTTACAATGAAGCACTTTAAAGAAACCCTGTAAGTAACCCATAACCAAGGGGATTGATATGTACATACCATACGACAAAGAAACCGCAAGTACAAAAGACCGCATTGCATGGGCTTTGTGCCAGATTATTGACGACGATGCACCTATGCGCTGGACTCGCTACAGATTCGCTGCCTGGTGTATAGCCATGAATAAAGAAGTAATGGCAGACTTGCAAGAGTTGGCGCTAACCATTGATACTACCCCAGGGAGATTGAAATGAGCAAGAAAGCAATGGAACTGGCGCTTGATGCCTTAGAAAAATGGGACGCAACTATAGCACATAAGCACTCAGGATCAAATGCTGGAATGTCGGTCCTGCAAGAAGCTCTATTCTATGGATGCACAGCCACAGATGTACTCAAAGAAGCGATCAAGCAGCTGGATGAGCCGTTCGGCTATGCTAGATACATGTTAGACGATCTAGGTTATCGGCGTTTACATTCTATTGCAATGACAACTGAGGGTTGGAATGTCTCTCTTTGCCGCCCACTCTACTTAGGTGATAGAGTTGGATAAGATGCCAGATACAACCCCATGTGATTGTATTGATGCGATTCGTAAGAAATTCGCTATGGCGGCGATTGAATAGTTCGACCACGGCTAACAACGGAGTAAAACATGAACAAAAACGAAGCAATAACGCTGCACCTAACGTACTGTGGAAGGTTTCCTGTATTTGTGTGGCAAGAGGGCGACCACTTTGTTACTGAAGTGGATGGCGTTGTAGTTCGGGAAAAACTTCTCTGGATGCTTGCTGCAAAACTTGATGGCCTTGCACCTTTGCCGAGAAATTTTTATTTCGTGGACCCGCCAGATTATGAGAATGAGGTGGCTAACGCTGGCAACGCACTTACGGATGGACTACCCTATGGAGATTGAAATGAGCAAGAAAGCAATGGAACAGGCACTTGAGGCGCTGGAATATCACCGTGAGCAGACGCGGGCGATTCCTAAAAGTGATGCTGCCATCGCCGCACTTAAGGAAGCGATCACTCAACAAGATAATGGCCCAGAGTTTGAAGATGGCTGCTCATTAGAAGGGTTTGTAGGTGGCTGCGAACGCATGGGTTGTCACGCTTCGACTGTTGAAGCAATCAAGCAGCAGGGTGAGTCCGACTCGAATGCCGAAGTTGAAATGTTGCGCGCCGCGATGGCGAGCTACGCTTTTGGGGAGTCGCTCTCGAATGTAGGGTTAGGCGGCACGATATGGGGATATGGTGAGGATATAGATGGCTGGTATGTCTGCCCACCGGGAGAGAAAATCGGCTACGCAATTTCTGAGTCCGACGCTAAGCGGATTGCGGCCTGCGTTAATGCCTGCATTGGGATACCTATAAATGTGCTCAATACTAATGGTGTGTCGCCTAACCCGAACAACCCGGAGCAGCAAGGAAACGCTGGCAATGCGCTTACAGATGGACTACCTTATGGAGATTGATATGAGCAAGAAAGCAATGGAACTGGCGCTTGAGGCGCTAGAAGAAATATCTATACTGGGCGGCAGTTACTACAGAATATGGGAAAAGAAATGCCGTCCAGCCATCATTGTACTCAGAGAAGCACTAATAGCACAAATGGAAGAGATCAATCATCGGCCAGAAGACGCATTCAAAACCTACGTCCATAAACGCGTTTTAACTGAGAAGGCCGAACTCGACAAGAAGCTGATAAAGTTATCTACCTTCTTTCATACGATTCAGTTTGCCGATCTGTCGGAAGCCGAACAGTCACGGTTGCGCAACCAAGCCCGTTGCATGGACGGCTACGCGGCGGTGCTTGAAGAGCGCATTGCCGCCTACAAAGTACAGAGTAAGCCTTATGGCTATTCTCGATTCCTAGTGGACGATGCAGGAGATTGGCATTACCACTCTTTTGCAAAGACGACTGATGGTTGGAATGAGAGTTTTTGTCTCCCGCTCTACACTACGCCCAAGTAATAAGTTAATTGCCCGGTACAGAAGACGCGCCAAGATGCTGCCAGATAACATTCAAGGAACACCACTATGAACTACCCGCTAACAATAACCCTTTCCTCCCTAAGTAAAAAAAGAGCCTGCTTTAATGGATATAACAAGGTAGTTAGAAGCCTTCAGGGACTCCCGTTCACCAGCCTGGATTCCACCCGAGAATACTACATCAGCTACGAACATAGGGGGCCTCTACCGTTGGCTTCCATAGTCTCTAGTAATTGCCTGGGTGATGCCCTGTGGGCTCTCCTATGTATTCCAGGTACAGAAAGGGACTCCCGCCTATTTGCTGTTTGGTGTGCTAGGAGGGTGCAACACTTGATGACTGATCCACGCAGCATAGCCGCGCCAGACGTAGCTGAGCGCTATGCCAATGGAGAGGCTACGGATTCTGAATTGGCTGCTGCGTGGACTGCTGCGAATGCTGCTGCGTGGACTACTGAAGGGACTGCTGCGTTTGCTGCTGCGTTTGCTGCTAGGGCTGCTAAGGCTGCTGCGGGGGCTGCTGCGTTTGCTGCTAGGGCTGCTACTGGAGCTTCTGAGGAAGATGCTCAGAAATCGATGTTCATCAAAATGTGTGAAGGCCGAGCGCCATGGCAAACAGAGGAGAAAATATGAATCGTATGGAATGGATTATAGTAGTTATCTTAACAGGCATCTTTGCTGTTGTTAGTGTTGGCTTATGGAAAGAAATCAATCAGCCAACATTTGAACTTAAGAAAGGCGACTGGGAATGCGTGAATCCTGTGTATCGCACACATATACAGCCAATGTATATAGGGAAGATAGCAACCATGCAGACGGTCACAGATACTGTATGCATGGAGTACCGGCGCATAGGTGGCTAAGGTTAACCGCCTACCTTTGAAGTGAGGCACTTTGAAAAGGAGAAATGATGGATACACTACTGCATGAAGACAAAACATATACATGGGTCGAAGACAACGACGGAGAAGGTTTTTGGGTTAGCACCTGCGGAAACTGCTTTGGGTTCGTCAGGGGAAACCGGTCAGAGAGGCACTCACGTGTATGCCCATACTGTGGCGAGAGCCTTCTAACAAAGGAACAATTGAAATGAGTGAACAGTGTAACTGGGTTGAAGACAATAATGGCTTTTGGGTTACCGGATGCGGAAACCTTTTTGACATAAGCGAGGGCACACCATCGGATAATAAAATGCACTGTGGCAAGAGACTGCAAGAGGTGCAGACAGATGATAGGAGGCTGAAATGATAGAAGCTAAGGATGAAGATTTGAAGCGGTTGCTACCGTGCCCGTTTTGTCCCGGCGGTATAACCGAATTCAAAGACAACGGGAGAGTCTGGGTTGGCATGAGGTATAGCGACCCGGTCAGCGTTTCGGTGCGGCATTGGTGCGCTGAAGCCCCTGGCCCAAGCCGGATGATCGAACGGATCGGGCGTGACAAAGAGCAGGCAATAGAGCGATGGAATACTCGCTATAATGCTGAAATAACCAACGTACCAAGTGACACATAACATAGAGTTAACCGGATGAAGCTTTTGCGGGTCAGGGTTTTTAAATAGTGGTAGACCTTACCAAGTAAAACCTTGGTCACTACTCTAGGCCCTTTATTTTTTTAGTCAAAGTACACTTATTTTGGTATAACAATAGTAGGATAAAACATACCGTTTGTCCAAATATAATATAAGGAGTATTACAAATGAATGCACCTGCCAAAGAAGCAAGTTTTACATCTAAGGTCTTGGATCACCTTAAGTCCAACTATGACACCTATCTGAGTATACTGGGGCTTTCTATCACGGCCTATGGGTGTTACAAGGTAGAACAGTATCTGAAGACCAGTCTATCAGAGGTGTTTGATGACCACACGGTCGGAGCTATGTAACAACAGCAGCGCTCAATTCAGAGCGCTGTTTTTTAAATAAGGGTGACCTTACCAGGTCCTTTATTTTTTTTAGTCAAAGTACACTTATTTTGGTATAACAATAGTAGAGAGATACTCTCTATTTATATTAGTAATGGCCCGCATAACCTTGGAGAGAACATGAAAATTTTGAAATGGACGCTGACAGTTACTGACTTGCAAACCCTACACATCCACAAGGGTGCGAAGCTACTTAAGGTGCAAGCACAAGACGGCATACCACAACTGTGGGCTTTAGTGGATGAGATGGAACCTATCGTGCCCCGCAACTTTGCCACCTACGGCACAGGCAATCTAATACATGACGGTCCGGGCGAGTACGTGGGAACCTATGGGATTCACGGAGGCTACCTAATATTCCATGTATTTGAGTTGGCCTAACGCAAAAGTGAGCAACTTGTAAGGGTCAGCTAGACTGCCAGGTTAAATCGGAGAAAATATGGACACAAAGAACGAAGTAATTAACAGGGCGATAGCCGCACTGAAAGATGCGGAGAAGTTAGCAAAGATAGCCTTCGCCTTTGACGACGGTGATATGTTTGGGGTACACCACAATGATGCCGTCAATGCCATTAACAAGTACTCCAATGCGATTGCAGACCTTCTCACTTTGCGAGATGAGGCAGCCGAGATTGAGCGACTCAGAAAAATTGCCAACCTTTTCGCTAGACTGGTCATTCGCAGGGCTGATGGGTCCGTGGGTATAGCATACGATCCTGCTGCATTACTTGAAGCAGGCGAGGTTTTGAAGACACGAGCAATTTGAAAAGGAAACGAAATGCGGACAAACTATGAAATGACAGCCGATGATCTTACTGCGCTGTTTGACGCAATGAGGCCAGTACCGATGATCGCGCTCCAATGTGCCACGGTGCGTAGCGTTCAGGAAAACGCAAATGCAGCCTGGGCCAAACTTGGCGAGAAGATGGGATTTGACCCAATGACTGTACAGCCTACAGGTAAAGGCGACAGGTTCTTTTCGGCGGTAACAAAGGAAAGCTGACATGAGTGAAGAACAGCAAAGCGTAGTAGTAGCACAGTGGATTACTAAGTACTGCACGCTACTGCGATTATTCAAGACTGATGGGCAGGCTTTGCAGTGGCGCACAGAGATAGCCGTGGTTAACTGGGACGGTGAGTTCCCCGATTATCCCAAACCTGAAGATTGTAATATTGGCAGTACCTACTTTAGTGTAATGAGAAATAGGTCCGAGCTGGCTGAGTATTTCCAAATTAACTTAACAACCATAGAGGGGGATTGAAATGAAACTCGAAACAGCACAAGTGGCATACAAGAAAGGCGACGTATGTCTATTCCATCGCTGCGGATGGGGATTATCAGAAGTAATTATCTTGGATGTATCTCAAGCAGCCAAGGCGATCAAGACGGACATAGACGGATGGATGACCGTAGAAAGCTTTAACGAAATGGTAAAAGGAAAGATCGGGCACGTAGAGATGCGTGGATTTTTTATATTCAAGTGGCGCGTAGTGGTTCGTGTGCCATAACGTGTAGTTGAGGGGCATGACGCTTTACCAGCGTCCGCTCGAACGTAGGGTTAGCCCACTGCCCTTGAAGTGTGGCGCAACAAAGGAAATACCATGAATGCAAGCTTAGAAATGCCAAAGTACAGATGCCACAAGGAAGTGTGGGCGCTGAAAATTTACAACATGGTTGACCCGACTCAACCAGGAAATGAGAGTGACGGCAGCATGATGATTCACCCAGCCAACACGAGGTATGAACCGTTTCGTGTGCCGCATGAATATATGCAAAAGCACAGTCCTGATGTGGGCGGCTACTATGTTGTATATGAGGACGGGTATCAGTCATATTCACCAGCAAAAGCTTTTGAGGACGGATACTCGCTGGTTTAGGAGTCTAACGTAGAGATAACCAGCGATAGCAGAGGAACTAAAATGAACTATCCTATTACAGTAACCCTTTCCGATCTACGTAAAAAAGGAGCCTATTTTGAAAGTTATAACAAGGTAGTTAGAAGCCTTCAGGGACTCCCCTTCACCTGCAAAGATTCCATTAGAAAATCCTATATACGTTACGCACATAAGGGAGATATACTACTGTCTTCAATAGTACATAGTAACTGTCTAGATAACGCATTATGGGCGCTCCGCTGTATCCCAGGTATAGAAAGAGACGCACGTCTATTTGCTGTTTGGTGTGCTAGAAGGGTACAACACTTGATGACTAGTCCACATAGCTTAATAGCTCTGGACATAGCAACGTTATACGCCAATGGAAGGGCTACAGATATGGACTTAACTGATGCGTGGGTTGCTGCTAGGGATGCAGCTCGCGCTGCACAGAACGCCGATGAATGGGATGCTTCTCGCGCTGCTGTCTGGGTTACTTCGAAGTATGCTCCACAAGCAGCAGAGCAGGCTACTCTATGGGCTTCTGATAGGGATACTGAGGAAGAAGCTCAAAAAGCGATGTTCATCAAAATGTGTGAAGGCCGAGCGCCATGGCAAGAGACTGCAAGAGATATGGAAAGGTCCTAAAGACTGACCATAGGAGAACTGAAGATGAAAAGTACCCCACTAATTTGATATCAAAACATGCTGGAGAGGCTGAACCCACTACGCTACACTTTGCTTCAAGGACTTAGAATGAAAATCAAAACAGCAGAACTATCGGGAAAGGCCCTTTGCTATTCCGTCTGCATGATAGAGATGCCACACTTGGTGTGGGGAGAAACAATAGGGATACACTATGCAAGTGATCAGATTGTTGTACCTGAGCTACCATCTCCAGCCTGCTACACGCCGTTCCTGGGTTGGGAAGAAGTCGGGCCGATTATTGAGCGGGAAAGCATAGACATCATAAGAGATCCTAACGGTACAGCCGGATGGGGAGCACGTACGTATAGAGATAGAAAAGCACTGTGGAGTTATGGCCCCACGCCTATAATCGCAGCCATGCGCTGTTACGTTGCCAGCAAGCTGGGTGACGAAGTGGAAATTCCAGAGGATCTGAAATGAAAACCAAAACTATTACGATCAAAGGTGTGAGTCTCAAGAAAATGCCAGCCCCCAGGAAGGGCCTATGCTTCGGCTGTTACCTGTTTGAGAACTACAACACCAAGGACTGCTCCGGGGGGAAGGACGGACACTTGATCTGCCAAGAGGAAGAGGAAGATATTGTTTGGGTTGAGGCCACGCCAGTCTATGTGGTCAGTAGTTGGCAGGACGGATACACCCTGCCCCAAGAACCAGGCCTGTATCAGCGCCAGTTCTCAGTAATACCTGACACTCTATTCGATGTCCAAGATGATGATAATAACTATCACTACTTCGACGGTGAGGTCTGGTACATCTGGGGCTGTGGCAAGCAGAATGCGATATACGAGTTCGGGTGCAAGCACCATGATCAGAGCACAAAGTACAAGCACGCCCCGTGGCGCGGGCTCATTGAGGAGTCGAAATGAACCCTGATATTTTCTGCGTGGGCTTTCGGCGTGGCGTGGACATTCACTTTGCCGCCAACGACAAAGGCATCGCCCAACTTCCCGACCTGATAAAAAAGAGCAAGCACCCTAACTGGACCTCGGGTATGTATGACGTATGGATTGCGGCAACAGTGCCAAACGTAATTGCACTGCGTTTAATGGGCATCATCACCGCCGGGGATGCAACGAATATCTTAGATGGAGTGAAAACATGAGACATACACCAGGCCCCTGGGTCGTCAAAGGCACCAACCCTCACCGTGTTTACGCACGGGATGGGATTGGTATTATCTGTCAATGTGACAACATGGAGCTTCCTCTAGCAACCGAAAAAGCAAATGCCCACTTAATCGCGGCGGCACCGGATATGCTGGCGGCCTTAAGCAAGCTGGCGAATGAATGCATCGGCGGGGAAGTGGGGACGTCTAAAGCGCCGACATGGGAGACGCTGTGCGCAGTTGAAACTTTACTTCATAATCTGGAGTTGAAAACATGAGGTCGGACTCTATGCACAAGAAGTTGAAATAGACTAGGCTCTGGAGGGTTACCTATGAAAATAAAAGTAGCAGACGCAACCAAGTTGCAGCTCGACTGGCTGATGGCCAAAGCAGAAGGTATGCAAGTAGCCGTTGTAATGAACGAAAGAGTGCCCCAGGTGTGGAACTGGGATGACATCAATCCAAACACTACCTACAAGAACAAGGTAGGGGAGCATCGTTTCTTGCTGAACGGCAAGCCTGTAGGTCTATTCGGTAATCCCGTTGAGTACACGGGCGCTGATATGTGGCCTATTATTGAGCGTGAGGGTATTGGTATCTTTCAGTGTTCCCGTGATTTAGGTAAGCCGTGCAACTACTGGGTAGCAACAATAGAATCGCAATCCTGGGATTGGAGCTACACTACCTGGCACGAAGACAAATCTATAATACTTTACAAAAGTGACACATATGTCGGCCCAACTCCACTCATTGCTGCCCTACGATGTTATGTTGCCAACACACTTGGTGAAGAAGTTGAAATACCTGAGGAACTGAAATGAAAATCAAAACGAACGTTACTATAGTCAGGGAGGTGAGTCTCAAGACAATGCCTACTCCCATCAAGGGCAAGTGCTTAGGCTGCTACATATGGGAAAACAAAAGCATGGATTGTTGCCCCAGGACAGAGAGTGGGAAGCTGCTCTGCATTGGGAATGTATGGGCCAATAACCATACTAGTATATGGGTTGAGGACCTAGACGGGATAAGGGGGATTGAAATGAAAATCAAAATAGCAGAACTAACAGGCACTGCTCTAAATTGGGCTGTGGCAAAGTGTGATAATCGCAAGGTTAGATTCAGCATAGGTGGAAGTATGGAAGTAAGGGGACAAACTGAAGACGGTAACGAGTTACCAGATCACTGGGACTTGTGGATGCCATGGAATCCATCCACTTATTGGGAACAAGGCGGGCCTATTATTGAGCGTGAGAAGATAGGGGCGAACTGGATTGCAGGGAAGTGGCAAGCCCGAGGTTATTTATATGGAAGGATAAGCTATGGGGAAACCCTACTCATTGCTGCCCTACGATACTATGTTGCCAGCAGGCTTGGTGAAGAAGTTGAAATGCCGGAGGAGCTGAAATGAAAATGAAAACAGAAGAACTAACCGGACTAGCCCTGGATTGGGCGGTGGCGAAGTGTGAAGATGCCATGTACCCAATTGGTAATGTCAAATTGATTGAGGGCAAGTGGCTTCTTATCTGTGTTGGGGGCGACCCAGATCACGGCGGAAGTCGTGTGTATTTCAATCCTTCAACCGACTGGGAACAAGGCGGGCCTATTATTGATCGCATCAAAGGGCTTACACAGCATACATGGCTTGAAGCATACAGACTAGAAAGCCAATGTGAATGTCACATACACAACTACGAAGGAAATTGGATTAAGTTTGGGCCCACCCCACTCATAACAGCCATGCGCTGCTACGTTGCCAGCAAACTTGGTGATGAGGTTGAAATTCCAGAGGAACTGATCAGCTCAATATAAGTTACCAAGGTTTTAAATAAGGACTCTGATTTTTGGTATAAGAATAGTAGATAGAAGTCTTAGGGATTTCTCAAATGTTATGGCTAGCATTTCCCTGAGGCCTATACCTCTGAAAGGATACCATCTTGTGGAAGTACCGGATCTTTACAATAAAGCAGTACAGAGGTTTGTAGTACCTTTTAATTAACCTAAACTATCCTCCCTATTGGGAGGCCTAGTTTTAGCCAAAATGAACTCCGGAAGTATCCACTCTCATATAATGACTATGAGATTCTATTCTAACCCCGGTTGAATCAAAGATGGCCGTGGAAACATCATTGAAGTTTATTGAAATTGAACTTGGATTGATGGTTACTGAAGAGTTGGATACAATGTCCTGTATTTGATTGGCTACAGTAGTCCTAGTCGAAGTCCCGACCCGGTCTATTATCGTACCGGCATTTGCCGTCTGAGTACTGTTACCGATTACAATTATCATTTCCCCAGATTCATCCAGGGTTTCTACCATTACATCCCCAGCACTACCCGCACCTATCAGTCTTTTTTTAATTACTATAGAAATTGGGCTGGGTATTGGCTTAGGTGTTCCAAAAGGTGCGTCCTTACAGTGTTCTCCTGCGGCTACATCTCCATGGATTTCAGTGTACTCAAAATGACTATTCTTAGATCCGGTTAAATCCCGGTTAAATCCATAATATCTATATAGCCTGCCATATATATTGGCTATGGTCTCACTACTGAAATCACACATCAGATCATAGTTGCGGCCAACCACTCTCACCAGATCATCCCACCTAGAGACTATTATTTGGGCCAGGGGACTTGCCCTTACCAGAGCAGTACCCTCTCTCAGAAGTCCTACCAATCCTCCTGACAAGTTAGTCTGGATATGATCTCCGGCAGTAAAATCTGCTGGTTTATACGGATTGCTTTGAAAGCCACTAGAAAGGCCTGTAGCTGATCCTTGGTCCGTAGAGGGACCTGTGGTACCTATTTGTGAAGAAAAATCAACTGAAGGCCCTATGGCTGGAATTAGACCTAGTATTAAAGGATATGAGGTAGCAGTAGTTATTAACACTCTGTCTCCAGAAGTTGGGGTGAAGCTGTCTGTTCTGCTGGAAAGTAGCCAGGTAACACCTCGTAGACGTTGTCCTTTAAGGGTTTTACAGTCACACAAGAACTTAATGGGATCTACAGAGGTAACTATGGCCTCCATCATGCCAGAATCAGATCTGAAAGAACTATTTAAAATACTCAATTTAATTACCCCGAAAAAAAACCCGTAAAAGCTACGGGTTTTTACTTTTCTTTTTAGACCAGAGAGACTGGAACGGTTCGATCATATTCCATTGCCACAGAGTCCATGATTACAGGTTGGCCTGAGCTTATACTAAAACTATAGTTGGCAAACATGCAATTTTCTAAGTAGATAGCCGTCAGGATTTTACCTGTACCAGAGTCATCACCACCCCTAGACTTGAATACTAATAGAAGGCCGAATGGAACCCCAAAAACTTCTGAGTCCAAGTTCATTTGAATCTCTGGATTGGTATTATTACCCGGAGCTTTGGTACCAGTAGAATCGGTAACAGGCTTATATGAATTTTGGGTACATGCGGCCAAGATGTTTGCCTGGTCGGCCAACATCTTACTAAAGCTTACACTTGAGACGGTTTTACCACGAGTGAAGAAACTGCGGTTAGAACCAATCTCATAAAGTCTACTAAGGCTTGGATTCTGTTGGATACCAATACCATCTACTAGACCGATTGGGGTCAAGGACACCGTGGGTGAGCTAATTGCCGAAAACCGGGCAGGCCCCGCCAAAAGCAGAGTACTATCTGGTGAAGCCGAATATTGACTAAATCGCTCAAGACCATCATCATTAAGGCTGGATACGTAGTTGCCTTTCCAGTCAAAGTCTGGAGCAAAGCCCGCACCTACGGTAGTGCCTAATCTATCATTTACTGATTCTACAGCCATGTTAATTTCCTATTAAATAACTAAATAAATATTCAGATAGTTTAATGGATAAACTACACTGACTGACATAACTACATTACCAGTATCTTTGTTAACCGGATCTTGTCCCATGCTTTTAATTTTTGCATCAATCAAGGGAGGACCAATTCTGGGAAGAGGCTTACTCTTCAATAGGGCAGAGCCTGCATCAATGGTTTGGCGAATAATACCAAAGGTTGCCGTAGTGGTATTCCAGGTTCCGATAAAGGACTTAACCAGATCATAATAAAAGTAAGACAGGAAGTCCCAGTTTTTTACAACAAGCTGTTCACGATACTCTAGAACTGTAGTATCCGTGGTAAGAGCATGTCTAATATAAGGTGTACCCGTCTGACTATCTTGGACATACATACATACACCGGCTGCGGCCATTGTATTGAGGTCGTCCTTGGAAAAATAATAGTTGGAATGGACTAGATTGGTAATACCTGCAACACCGATGTTGGTCATACCTTGTTGAACGGGTAGACCTGAAACAAGACCGGCATGGGCACATGCAATATAATAACCTGGAAGATTCTTTACCACTCCATCTACTTCAATACCAGCTACATCGGGACCAACCATCCAAGTACGGTTAGAATTATAGTTATGGGCACTTGCAGCAACCTCGGCGGCCTGTTGGCTACGGGTCAAGGGGCGGGAAATGTATAACTGTACTGCTGTAGCTCCGGAAGTGGCTGAAATAACCAATTGCTGATTACTGACAATAGATAGGACAGTATAAGAAAGGTTTGTAGCCCCTAGACTGGTTGCAACCACTTTGACCGTATCTCCGGCAGAGATACCATCACTTATAAAGGTTGAGGCCGTAGAGGTAAGAACATAGCTACTACCTGACAGGGCTATAGAAGCCCCAACAGTAGGATTGGTCGCAGAGGCGGCACCAATATCTAAATTCTGTGGAATAGCCTTATTAACAACTACCACTCTCCAGGCTGCTTTGTCTGGTGTAGACTGTTCTATTGCATGTAGACTACATGCCTCTAGAATAGAGGGGTCTTGGGTCAATGGTACGATACAATATAGTCGTTCTGCCTGACTGGTAAATAAAGCTTGTTCATATCCAAAAAGATCTTCACTTCCAACTGCAATAGCCTTGATACGGCCAGTAGTATTGGCCAAGGCCATTATACATCCTAGACCCAGAGGGTTGGCATCTGTAAGATCACCAAGTTGGCCTGCTGCATCACTTGCGTTATTTATAGTAAGGATCTGATTGGTCTTGTCGGTACGAAGAGCTCTGTAGCCGAAGTAAACATCGCCTGAGGCAATCTGTCCAAAATTAACTTCTGGGTTGGGATTAATTACTACATTACCGGTAGTTCCAGTGGCAGTAGTGTTATATGAGGTTCCGCCTGAAATTGGACGTGTAATTGGAACGACCAAATCCTGATATGACTTTAAGACCATCAAAGAGACGGTAGGACTACTAATAACGGCGGCCCCTGCTACGGCAGTACTTGCCCCGGCAAGAAGAGTTAAGGTCAGACCTGACAAACCAGTAATATCAGTAACTAGGTCAGAACCACTCGTGCCAGCTCCAGATACAACTATTTTTTGCCCGGCGGCAAAACCTGGATTAGATACTAAGGTCAGTGTCGTAGGAGTACTTAGTGAAATGGTACCTACACCTACAAAACTCATATCAGCAGGCATTTGATCAAATGCATTGATAGTAGACATAGTGCCACTGTTACCTGTAGAGGTAACTACACTTCTAATAACTGAACTGTACAGTACTGAAGAGCCAGAAGTATTTACATAAGATAGGCTTAGTGTATCACCTGGTTCAGCTCTAAGGGTATTGGTCACACTGTTCAAGTTAGACGGAATCGTCTTTGTGACGGCGGCAGTATTTACTGTGCCTACCAGGGCAGCTGATAGGGTCAATACAGTACTAGTTTTAGATGTAATAATAGCTGAGGACCCACCACCTGCAAAAGTGGTACCTGCCACAGAGATTACATCACCAACAACTAGTTTATTAGCACTCGATACACTATTCAGTGTCAGAGAGTTAGTTCCGCCAGTACCGGTTCCTGTAATACCACTGGGAATTAGGACAGATAATAGACTAGAGCCTGATTGCCCTAGAAAACCGGTGAGCATAGTCTGAACTTTAGCATTGCTTACTACCAAGTTAATCGAGGAAGCATCTACCATCTGACCTGGGATTTGATTGGGTAGAGAGAAAGTATTGGACGCCTGTGGATTTGTAATAGAAGCTTTAGTAGAGACAAGTACATCAGTCACAGTGGTACTGGCTACAGTATCTAGAGTAATTACATTACCTGCAATCCCTAGGACTATTGCCTGTAGGGTGGCCGCCCCTAGACCAGCTCCTGGGACCAGGGCTACTGCTCCGACTGCAATACTACCAGTGGCGGTTACGGTCAACAGGGCAGACTTGGCCGTCATAGAACCAGTGGTATAGACAGTTGATTTGGCCGCCGTTTCAATTTGGCTAGCCAAGCTACCTGGGACATAGGCCAGGTTATTATACAGCGGACCAATAATACAGGTATCCAGATCAGGGGTGGAATTGGCTACACCACCGGAGTTTTGTAACTCCTGATAAATCTGGGGGCTTGGCTTGATATAAGACATTTATTATATTCCTAAATAATACTTTATTTTAACTCTTAGTCTATACTAAAGTTAATGTTTTTCAAAACTATGGCATCGTCACTTATGCTCCAGCTTTCTTCCATGCTCCAAGGTATACCAAGGGAGACTTCGAATATCTCATTATCCTCCCGGTTTGGGGTACAAGGACTTACCTGAAGAGGTAATCCAAAGGTTTTAAATCCTTGAGTATTACACAAAAACTGTGCCGCCCAAACCAGAAAGTGTTCTGTATAATCTGTAATCTTTTCACAGGTACCTTCGAATCTTGACTGGATTAATATCTGGACAGTACCGTTTATCAATACTAGTTTAGTCTCCTTGGTAAGACCAAGTTCAGACCTGGGCCCTTTTGAAGTCATCATATTGTCAGAAAGACCGGTCTTGTCAATTATATGGCTACCTCGGCTAATCAGTATACGAGGCTTGGCCTGAATGACTTTTTTATTGAAGTTATTTATTGTGTCAATTTCGATATTGCTTTTAACTTCGTCAGAATCCCATTTAAGCTCAGGGTCTACATAGTTTTCAAACATATACCGTAAAGGCCTAATGATGCGAGACGACAGGTAGGCAGGAGAGAATATCATATATTTTGAATTGCCTTATAGACTAGATTAAACTCTACACTCTCTTTGTCAAGTTCGGTTATCTGTAACATTTGGCGGACCAGTACAGATTGAAGTTCCGTAGTCTGTATAACATTAACCCTATACATACTAGAATCAGGTATTCGAAATATTATATCGAAGGTATCTATTTTAGGGTAGCCTACGGTCCAGGCGGGAATAGTATTCTGTTCTATACTACCCTGACTGGCCAATACAGATTGGTTAGGGGTTGGATCATATTGTATCTTGGTCTTAAATCCTGGGAAATAACCACCTATAAAAGAAGTGCCCAAACAGGTTTGGCAATGATCTTGAGTAACTTTTTCTAGTTCAGTATCCCAGCAGACATTACATCGTTTACCAAAAGTCCTCTTTTTAAATATATAGGAATCAACCCCTGTAAATTTAGACAATAGAAGAGATTCTCTTCGTTGGATCTCCTTGGCCCTTAGCTCTACCCAACTGCTACGTTTATTCTCCCAAGTCACCGGGAACGACTTTGTCTTTTGCCCAGTAGGAAACTCCACTTCTACTACAAAGAAGCTGGTTCTGTATTTAGAATCGGACTTTATTGTGGAGTCCACAAAATGATTGCCGACCAAGGCACTTGTATTAATCTTTACAAAAGGTCCTTGTTCATTAGGGCTTGAATAGACATTAAAGGTACAGTTGTTCCAAGTAGCTGGTATGACCCACTCCACTACTGCCTCTTTTAAAAAAACTATATTGATCTTGACCTTTATTGCAGCCGTCGTAGGGCTTTTTAGACCAAGCCCAATCTCCTGGAATTTTAAAAAAGAATCTGGCCTAGGGCTAAAGGCCAGCATTTAAACTCCACCAGAAGAAATGGTTTTGAGGGTAAGAGCCGGGGAAAGGACGTTAGTAACTGTCAGGATAAACTTTCTACTGGTATTACTTGCAATGGTGGCCACCCCAGAGATGGTTACACTGGAACCGCCCAGCAAAGTCTGAGTAAATCCTGAGGTATTTGCCACTACTAATTCTAAATTCAATCCAACAAAGACATTGGGAATCATGGCCAAAATATTAAAGGCCGAATCAGTTGTATCCGAAAAGCCAGCCAAAGGACCTGACCTGAGTATATTCCCCGTCAAAACTTGACCGGCGGAAATGACGGCACCAGAAGTAGAGGTTATAGAAACTAGCCCTCTGCTTAAAAATAGATTGAGCATAGAAGCTACAGTAGCTTGATTAGCGGCCAAATCTGTCAGAGGTCTATTATCAATAGACCAATAATAAGGATCGCCTTCTACATAGTATCTTATTGGTGTTTGTGGTATTGACATTTAGTTTACCATACAGGTATATAGGCGTATTCACTTGAGACATTACCCCAACCTGATTCCAGGTTTAAGTGGGTTTTTAAAGCCCTAGCACTTGTCTGGAACTCTTGTTGGTACATGTTGCCAAGAGTAGCATATAGTTGAAATCGTTCTTCTACAGGGATACTTATCCCACCGTCAGAATAGCTCATGGTATTTCTAGCCAAAAGAGCCGCCTGACCTAGGAACATTTTATAAAGTGTCCCAGACATAAGTAAGGCCTTACTTGGAAAAATACTTACTGTGGCCAGGCTCAATGGTGGGATAAGATTGTATTCACTAACTGCAAGATCCATTGCCACAGAAATAACCGTAGGAGAAAACTCCACTCCGTCTATGAGGAGGTTATTTTCCGCCTTGTCTCTAATGTATTCCGAGACTTCTTCTACGGTCAAGACTGGAGAAATCATTCAGCAGCAGGAGCAGGAGCTTCAGCAGCAGCAGCAGGAGCAGGAGCTTCAGCAGCATCAGTAGTTTCTTCAACTACAACAGCGTCTACTACTTTCTTAGATGCCTTTGGTTTTGGACTAGGGGCCTCGACTTCGTTGATCACCTTACCGGGGTTTTCGATGACGGGGGCGGCAGGCATTTCTGGAAGAGGTACATTACCTACTTCACCCTGGGTGTCAACCATCTCTACAATACCATGTCTAAGGGCATTCATTACTTCTGGGATTTCTGATTCCATATTGGAAATGGTAATAGTACCGCCGGGGGCAATCTGCATGGCACCACCGTTTAAATGGACAGTACCGATTGTTTTGTTTACTAGAATTTTACTCATTTTATTTCCCTTTTAATAGTTGCTATATTGATTTTGGTCACTAGGTGACATAATTTTATGGGCTCCATATAAACCCAAGCCAGATACTACACCCAGCTTAAGTCTACCGTCAAGTGTTTGTTTACTGGCCTGGTCTAGTTTGGCATTACCGGCATTCTTAAAGTCTGTAGATTCTGGGTTACGAACAAAGCCACCCATACCATCAGACTTGAGAGGAGCCGGGGCAGAGGCTAAAGGTCTTACCAGTCTCTTCTGTGCTCTTAGGTTGGCATTGAAATTGGCATTAATCGACTTTACACCTACCGGTCTAGTAGGTAATTTGTTCATTGCCTGACTGGTACTATGAAGTTGCCTAGCCGTCCCATTGCCGCCGAATTTAGCTTCATTGATTAGGTTCATCCTAGGGCCACCAAGGGCATCTGTTGCAATAGATTTAAGTCCTGAGGATGCCTTTAGACCAGCTCTACCCAAAGAGCTGAGGACACCGGTAAGCAGGTTGGCCTCTTTTTCAATCCAATTTAGATATTTGTTCATAGTGATATTTTAACCCTATTAGATTAAATACCTATTCTATGGTATAAGTAATATACAAACAAGATTTTAGGAAATTAAAATGGGTGGCAATGCATTAAAAGCCTTTGGTGTCACTAGAGTATCTAACGATAGATACGTCATCTTAAAGGAAGAAATTGAATATAAGCTTCTGAAATATTTACCCAACACCGTAAAATTCAGAGTACCTGCAAGTTACTTAGCCAAAGAATCCCATGGAGATATAGATATAATTATCTCCGGATGGGATCCTGTATTTATAGAGTTGTTGAAGAGAATCTTTAACACCGATGCCATCTGTTTAAACGGTCCCTATTTCTCAATCAAATATAAAGAAGTACAGGTGGACTTTATTGTGGTTGACGACTCAGATTTTAAATCAGCCTACTACTATCTATCTTATAATGACCTAGGCAACCTGCTGGGAACTATCTTCCACAGTAATGGATTTAAATATGGCCACAAAGGACTCCTTTTTGAGGTCATGGATGGAACTCTTAAGAAGGGTATTATTTATGTATCTAAGGATCCAGTAGAAATTCTAGGCTCTTTGGGACTTAGCTATGACACCTATAAAAATGGGTTTGTCAGTCTAAAGGACATCTTCGATTTTATAATCTCCAGCCCTATGTTTTCTCCTGAGATATTTCAACTGGACAACCTGATTTCTGGTAATAGACATAGGCCTGTCTATATCCAGTTCCTGGAATATATCAAAGACCTGCCTAAGAGAATACCGGGTTATATTCTATTTTCCAAGTTCCCAGAGTTACCTGGACTAGTAGAAGATGTAAGACAGGAGTATGATCTGGACCGGGCCCGTAGACAAAAGATAAATGGGTTCTTGGTTAGGGGTTTGACAGGATTGGATGGGCCTGATCTAGGTCTGCTTCTTAGATATTTGCGTATGAATATTGACCCAGAAATCCAGGAGGTTGAGCCTGAAATTCTAAGACTTTGGAGTAGGTTTAAGATACAAATGGAGATGGATGTATGCAGTGTAAATACAGAGAAGTAAAGATATGGTCAACCGTGGTTGACCCTGTGACCGGAGAGATTACTAAGTCATTCCGGATTTCAAATGAGTGTGGTAAGAAAGTAGTTCTTAGTCACAGTCAAAGTAAATGTCGTAAATGTAAAAAGGTGATTGATAATGGTGCTGACTAAAGAACACTGGGAACAATTATATGAATATTCTCGTTGGGCAAAGGAGAGTGACATCTGCTATGGTGATCAGGACGAATTTGAAAAGCGTCACAATGACATAGAAGAATACTTAGCCGAAATGATTGACTCGGAGGATTAAAATGGAAAACGCCCTGAATTTTGTCCAGGGCGTTTTCGACAGTTTTTTTTAGCTATTAGATGAAGTCAACTGCTACTACACCGTTAGTGTTACCAAGACCAATACCTAGGTATTCATAGCTCTCAAATGAAATTATATCAGAGCGACTTTCCAGGTAAACCGTAGCATCCTTCAGTAGATAAAACTGACCTAGATACTCAGGAGCCGTAAAGATCATAACCCGATTATCTTGAACGATGTCATTTTTGTTGGTTACAACAAAGGGGAAACCGAAGAAATTATCCAGGTTCTCTTTACCAGAAACCAGACCGCTAGCCAATGGGCTACCCAGGGTCGTAGCTGGTTGAGCCAGTAGACCTGCATAGGTGCTTTGGTTGATCAGAATTTTACCAACTGGCAGTTGATTTTTAGTCATCAGACGAACAGCCTGCATCAGACCTTGAACGGTCAAAGAGCCACCGGAAAGACCAGTAATAGTACTGTAGTTACTAAACTGGGTTGCCATGGTCATACAGCTACTGAAGAAGTTAGTATCTTCTTGACGTTGTAGGTCTTTTACTGAGTTCTGTTGCAGAACCGTAGAGATGTCCGTACGATAGGTTGCCAGTTCAGCCATGCTCTTTTCAAAGCGTGGGCTAGAAATCTTGGTAAACTGTACGGGATAACGAGCACCGGTAAAGTAACGGTTGTCAGGACGGCCAGAGAAGGCCATTGAGACGGCCACAGAATCAGGCTCTTTTTCTGCAATGATCGTAGGAGTGTCCGTTGATTGACGATCCAGGTCAGCAGCCGTGATCATCATTGGCTCGAGAATTTTACGAGCAAACGATTCTTCACGCAGTCTTTGCCGGACAAAGGCAGTCATGGCAACGCCAGCTTCCTTGGTCATACCTGCTTCGATCTTATCAGAAAAAGCCTGATTGATCATTTGTACATTTAGAGTTTCAGTGTTATACATTTTAGTTTGTCCTTTTAATATGCATTAATTACAAGATGAGCAGTCTGACCTGAAACACCAGCGACAGCGCCTTGTACAGATAGGACGAAACCAACTTCAGGGTCAGTAGTACCGTTAGCCAGAGAGAATACACCATTGGTAGAAGTAACAGGTGAGCCTGGAACATAGGCACCGGCTGCATATCCAGTAGTACGAACGATATAGTTGCCCCACAGAACAACGGCTCTGCCCGTGTTGTTGAAACCACGATTTAGAGTAGAATTACCTTGGACAGTAACGGCAGCAGTAGTAGCATTTGCATAGGTAAAAGTTGTTGAGGTAAAGCCCGTTACTGCAAAAGTACCATTATAACCGGCAGGAGTAACACCGGCGATGGTTACAATGCTGCCAACTACCATACCTGAGGTAGTTGCCACGGTGACAGTTACTACACCGGCAGCACCGGACATAGCAGTAACAGGAGTCGTATAGGAAAAATCACCAACAGCATTAGCTGCTGAAGCATCTTGACCTGGAGCATTGCCACGGACTACAAGGCCGACACGTTTGGTTGCCGTGGCAGTAGACAGGGCTACTGAACCATCTGGTTGTTTGATGACCAGGTCACCAGTATTAAGTAATGAGCCTGAGGCTACATTTTCATTCCGTTCACGGGCGCCATCATTAGGCCAACCGCGAATTACCTCTGCTCTTGATTCCATTAACATCTTATTTTTCCTTTAAAAACCAGGTCACGGACCTGGGGAGTTGTTACATAATATTATTTTAGCCTAAAAACAAAGAGTTGTAATTAGTTTAGTTAGTATTACCTTTTTCTGCAATATGTTTTAAAATTGGGTTTTTCATAGCTTCTTTTAATTTTTTTCCTGTATATGCCCCAGCTACTGCACCAGTACCTACCCCTACGCCAGTACCTACTACCGTACCTCCTATGAGTCCTAGGCCAGCCTTAGCTAAAAAATCCGCACCTGTGGCCCCATGAGCCAAAAAGTTAGCCCCAAGCTTAGCCCCAAGAGGAACCCCGAGCTTCGCACCAACTAATGCTCCAGTAACTAATCCAGCTGCTGGAAGGTATTCCTTAGCTTTGTCAACAATACCGCCAGCAGCCTCTTTTACAAGTTCTACTGCTTGATCATAGTCAACACCAGCTTCTAGGAGTTCACTAAGGGCGGCAGTCTTATCATGACTAGTCATTTTCTGGATGGCATGGAAGGCCCTCTTACCTACCTCTATAGCTGTGAGTACACCAAGTGCTGCGCCAACGGGGTTACTTTTTTTGGCAATGTTTATTAAAGAATTAGGCTTGTTTTTTTGTTCATTAGCTAGGACAGAGTCCACATACTTTACTTCGTCTTTCAAATATTCTGGCCCAGCAGCCTCTTTTACAAGCTCTACTGCTTGGTCATAGTCAATACCATACTCTAGGAGTTCACCAAGGGCGGCAGTCTTATCATGACTGGTCATTTTCTGGATGGCTATACCACTTGCGGCCCCAGCTATTCCGCCAGCAACCATCCCTGAGTTAGCACCGAATATCTCACCTAATAGGAGTCCTCTTCGCTCACCTCTAGCTAAAGCCTCCACATCTGTGACCCCATGAGTCAAAGCTTTAACTCCAAGTTTAGCCACAAGAGGAGGCCCGAGCTTCCTACCAACTGCTGCTCCAGCAACTAAGCCAGCTGCTGGAAGGTATTTCTTAGCTTTTTCCAGATACTTATTCATGCTGTCCCCAGAATCCAGCTAATTAAGGGGTCAGTCCTGTTTAGACTAGGACCGACTCTATGACCCATTTCCAGGGGACCTGAGGCTGCTGCAATTTTCTCCAGCAGTTTTGAATCCAGACCAGACAAAGTTTTAAGCTCTTCTTCTTCCAGGCCAAAAGAGGCTAGTTTAGTCATCGGCTCTTTGATTGCCTGTTCTTTAGAAGTGGTTTCAAGATTTTGAACTTTGCTTTCTAGGAAGTCTACATATTCTGCAACTTTATCCATCATAGAAATGGTAGAAACTTTGTCTCTTATGTCTTCAGATACTTCAAACTCTGCTGCAACAAGAGAGGCAGCTTTTTCAAAGGGGAGGCCAGCCGTCACCAGTGATTTAATAGATTCAGAAGTTGCAGTTTTGACATATTCAGAATATGCTTTTTTCTCTAGGGCGACACTCTGTTTTAACAGATTATTGATTTCGTTCATTTTTTCTTTGCTCATGTTTTAAAACTGCATAGTCAGCTATGCCGCCTGCCACTCCAGACCCTACAAATTGCCCCAGACTAGGGGCATCTATGTCGGCAAACTCCCCAACTGTTTTTTTCATAAAGGGCATGGTTGTTGAGGCTAAACTTTCTGGAACCTTTAAGGCCATGCCTGGAAATTTAGTTCCTAATTTGTGGCCTATTGCTGCACCGGCTGCATGAAGAGGAAGAGAAGCAGCACCCATCATAACCATTACCTTTAGAGGACTAGACTTATCCTTGTCCTCTAAAGATTCTGCTATCTTTTCCAAATACTTGTTCATGCCTCTAAGGATTCACAAGCCTCTTTTACAAGTTCTACTGCTTGATCATAGTCAATACCGGCCTCTAGGAGTTCACCAAGAGCGGCAGTCTTGTCATGACTGGTCATTTCCATTGCTGAGTTTACGATAGCATTTTCTTTAGCTTTGTCGACAATACCGTCAGCAGCCTCTTTTACAAGTTCTACTGCTTGGTCATAGTCAATACCAGCCTCTAGGAGTTCACTAAGGGCGGCACGTTTTTGCATTTCAAAGTCATGGTCAACTGCTTTTAATTTTTTTCCTGCATATAATCCAGCTGTTCCGCCAGCAATCATACCTAAGTTAGCACCTACTACCGGACCTAATAGGAGTCCTCCTAGCTTAGCTCTAACCAAAGCATCCGCATCCGTGACCCCTTTAGTAAAAGCTTTAACTGCAAGTTTACCCCCAAGAGGAGCCCCGAGCTTCGCACCAACTGCTGCTCCAGCAACTAAGCCAGCTGCTGGAAGGTATTTCTTAGCTTTGTCAACAATACCCTCAGCAGCCTCCTTTACAAGTTCTACTGCTTGGTCATAGTCAACACCAGCTTCTAGAAGTTCACTGAGGGCGGCACGTTTTTGCATTTCAAAGTCGTGGTCAACTGCTTTTAATTTTCTTCCTGCATATAACCCAGCTGCTCCGCCAGCAATCGACCCTAAGTTAGCACCTAATTCCTCATCTAATACTAGTCCTCTTGGCTTACCTCTAGCTAAAGCATCCGCATCATGAGCCAAAGCTTTAACTCCAAGTTTAGCCCCAAGAGTACCCCCGAGCTTCTCACCAGCTAATACTCCAGCAACTAAGCCAGCTGCTGGAAGGTATTTCTTAGCTTTGTCAACAATACCCTCAGTAGCCTCTTTTACAAGTTCTACTGCTTGGTCATAGTCAATACCAGCCTCTAGGAGTTCACCAAGGGCGGCACGTTTTTGCATTTCAAAGTCGTCAGCCTGGATCGCTACTTCTGCTTGTTTTACCAGGTCAACTGCTGATTCAAAATCCATTCCAGCCTCTACGAGGGCAGAGCAGGCCGCAGCCTTTTCAACGGCATCAGCATCAATATTGTTTGAGGTACCACCGGCTGCAACCGTTTTGTCGATAATTGCCTGTAGAACTTCATTGGGTTGACCTTCACTTGGAGTGGGATCTGCTACTGCCTGGGTTGCCATCATTTCAGCATTTTGTTCGGTAATTTCTGTTGCTAGTTTATTCATATTCTGATCCTTTTGGTCATCGAAAACCGTGTCTGCCTGATCGGCTGTCTGTACTCCATTATCTATTGCTTTTTGTAAAGTATCTTGTGTAACTTCTGCAACCGTACCAGGGTCTATCGGAGTGGCCGCAGGGGCTTCAGCCACCATAAGGTCATTGCCATTACTAATTTCTGTGGCAAATTTCTCCATCAGTTTCTGGGCCAATTTCTCGCCTTCTAGTTGAGCCTTTTTGGTCATAGACATTTCGTCTTTGGCTCCTAAGATGTCTGCCAGTTCTTGGCTTACATTTGGAGCGGCAGCTACCTTTTCCATGCCAGTTTCAATTTCCAGGTCTTTCAGTAATTGGTCTAGATTGTGATTCACGTAATTTTCCTTTAAATTATTAATTTGATTGAGATACATTATACACTATATCTCCAACTTTAATACCGCCAGCAATTTTACCGGTAGTCTTATTCATCCTAAATAGCCTTCTAATTATCTTAGAAATAAGCCTCTCGGAATTTACTGGCTCGGCGTCGTTATTACTTTCAGGAAGCCCGTTCTTACTAAGAACAGAAGCCACTCGATAATCCGAAGCCTGCTTTATAATAACTATTTTAGCATTATTTTGAAGTTTAGCCTCTATTTCCTTGTTTATGTACCATTTGGCCATAAGGGCCCCACCACCCAGAGCCATAAGAATTGGATAGTTGGTTTTTAGAAAGGAGCTCAGGTCTGGTCTTTGTTCAGGTTGGGCTACAGAGTGGTCATACAAAGGTTCTATATGTGGACCTAGTCCTGCATACCCGATGCCAGAAGCCCGTTTTTCCACATATGCAGGTAACAAGGAAGAAGAGTCTAGATGTTTGGCCAAGGCATGGTCAACCAATGGATTTTGTCCTAGGCTTTTTTCAACCTTGTAAACCTCCATTATAGTATCTGGATGAATCTCCGACATCATAGCTTCTACGACAGGCCCTACACCTTTAAGGTTAGGGGCAATCAGTTCGGCCAAGAACCCTATAGAAGGACTAATCCCGGCAGTTGCCATTGAATTCAAAACTTCAGCCAGACTAAAGACACTCAAGGAATGGGCCAGGGACATTGGAAGATCTGAGGTCTTGTTCAAAATATTGTCCAAGGCTTCTGATGACACCACGTCACCTCTAATCTCTTTCACAAGTTCAGACAACTTATACTGCTCGGCTCGTTTTTCTCCTTCGGCCAAGTTTTCCAGGTCAGCCATCTCGGCAGAACCTATTACCCTGTCTTCCCCGGCCACCTTTACAAGTATGGAACTAGTAGGGTCAGCAGGTTTTACCACCAAGCTAATGTCAAAGAATTTAAGTGGGCCATTGTTCAAGGCCATTACCCTACGACCATCTGTATAGACTCGGTTTAACTCGTTGGATAAATGACTACAATATTCAGCCCTAGTATGAGCTCTATTATTACAGATAGAACAAGTATCAAAAGGAGTTTTACAGGCCATTGATGTGGCTGGGTAATCGCCTCTGGCAATACGGGCCTCTATGTCAGAAGTCAAGGATTTGTCCGCTTCTACAATCAGTTCAACCCTGTGCATTGTTTTATTATAGATTGCCAGCAAGACCACGCCATTGGCCCTTTTTGGATCTTTGTTTATATGATGTCTGAAAAGATGGGCTGGACTAGTTTCAAAAGTCTTATGGTATTCGATTAACTGTGCCTCTGGAAAGTAGTCACCATTACGATTTGAGCCATAGTATTCCCCGGCTCCCATTGCATTTATATGGAGATAGGATTTACCTGCCTTTGGTCTAATGGTTTTTACATAGTCTACCAAATCCTGATGAGCAGCGGCCTTGACCAAACCTTGATCCGGCCCGGCCAGGTCGATTATAGTAATAGTTTCTTCTGAATTGTCTAGGAGTTTAAACATTTAACCCAGATCTCTTTTCCCTAAGGAGATTTGGCCAGCCAATTTGGACAACCCAGAATCCCTTATCTGTTTATTCAGACCAGACTCAGCCTTTAAGTAGGTATGGGCCTTTTGTAGGGCGGCATGACTCTTGACTAATTCATCATACTTGGCCTTAAGGTTAGAGTGAGTAATACTGTCCACCATTCCAAAGCCAGAGAGTTCTGCTGACTTTTCTAGTACAATATTTTTGCCATGCTCCTTACCACTTATAAAGGACTCAGCTAGAGGATGATTACTCTTTACCTGACCCTCAGAGAATCCTCTTTCACTTCCCACTTCTTCTGCTAAGGGCAATAGGCTCCCACCAAGAGCTGCACCAATAAGCCCATTGCGAACTCTATGATCTTTGTTTGACAAAGCTCCAGCTACCCCACCAAATACTGCTCCTGTTAAAGGCATACGAAGTGCAATCTTTTCTAGATACTTATTCATTTTATTTAAACCTTCGTGTTCCACACCCTGCCCAAAGGAATACTTTTGATTATACTTCATTTTCGAAGCCTTTGAATATCCTTCCTTATACCCTAATGAATCTCCCCCCTCACCAAGATATGTACCAAGACCTGCACCAATAATCCCATTGCGAACTCTGTGATCTTTGTTTGACAGAGCTCCAGCTACCCCACCAACTGCTGCTCCTACTAAAGGCATACTAACTGCAATCTTTTCTATATACTTATTCATTTTCTTTAAACCCTTCCAAAACTAGGGATTCCCCTGGGACTATTATTATCTAAGTATCTACCTTCTAGGTCAACTAGAGCCTTAATTGTTCCAGCATCCACACCCTCACCTTGGATTACATTACTAAGAATCGAACTTAGCAGGTTAGGATCTCCTGCGACATTGGGGGCGAACTTGAAAATGGTTTCGGCGTACTGCCTGGCCTTTTCAGGAGAAGCCTTAATAATTTTGTTGGTATTCATAACCTGGGCTAAAGATTTGAAAAATGCCGTTCTAAGCTCAGAGCTACTTACTATTTTTGTGGCCTTATAAATTCCAGTGGCCAGGGCAGCACCAGCCAGGGCAATCCCTAGACCAGCCACGCCTTTACCGGCAGAACCGAAGGCCTCTGCCGTGAATTTTGGGTCCAGGGTAAAAGCTACTTTCTCCATAAGGCCGTCTAAGAAGGCCTCTTTCTCTGCCTGGGTTTCAAACTGCTCTACTGCTTCTTTTATTAGTTGTTCCATTTCTTAAGTTCCTTTTTAATTCCCTGTGTCTGGATGTAGTTTGGTCCAGACGCTATCTTCTTTTTTGGCCAACGACAATCCAGCAGTGGCCGATACAATACCACCTACTCCAAGTTTCCCGGCTGTGGTAAGTTTAAATCCATGTTTGGCCTCTGCCGCATCTTTTCCATACATCCCGGCATCACTTGTATATTGGGAGATGGCAGCCTCCCTATTAGGTATACCGACCTTACCCACCATGTGGTCCAAACCCTTACTAGTAGCTGACATATTTTTGGCAGTATTGACGGCCAGGTTAGAAACCCCTTTTATACCCTTACCAATCAGGCCTCCTACAAACCCAAAGACGGCAGTTTTTTCAAGGGCATTTGTTGCCCGACCTACTGAGGCAGATACTGAGTTATATTCTGTCACCAAGGCTTCGGCCTGTTTCAATAAGCCATACAATTTTTCAACCCGGACAAGATCAGCGTCTCTGAACAACACTTTTTCTGAGGCCGACTTTGTAAGACCCAAAAGACCCCTAAGTCTAGCCAGGTCATCTGGGCTGTCTTTGGTTACATAGGCCACTTTACTCATAAGGTTCTTTTCAGAGGCCAGACCTTTTACTGCTGAATTGATCTTATAAAAACATTCTTCTTTATCATAGGAAAGCTTGGTCAAGTAGCTCTTCTGACTAATAACTTCTTTAGAAATCATTGCAAGCTTTTCATGCTCTGTCAGACAGCTGCTCCAAGTGGCAACTTTACTAAGTGGGGAAATTACTTCTGGTACTATAGCATCCCTAGGAACATGCACTCCTGGAGTAATCATATGATTTAGTACGTCTTCATACCTACAGACAGGAAACTCAAAAGTCCGGTCAGTATTGTCTTGTAACTGTCTAAGGTAGGCAATGGAGTTAGAGGCCTCGATAAGTCTCTTAGTCTGCTCCGGATTAAGTTCAGATGCCTTTGCTTCGTAAGCTACTGCCTCGGTCAAAGAGGCTTCTTTGCTCATAAATGAGGTTACTGCTCTTACGGACATTGCCTGTAAAAGGGATGGTGTTAAATCAATTGTCATTGCCTAAATTCTCTTCTAGTATGGAGTCCAAACCATCAAACTCCGGTAGTACTTCTCGTATTGCAATTTCTAAGTCTTTTCTGGCGGCATTGGAGTCCATCACCCAAAGTTTCAACAGTCTAGAAATGTCAGTACTCAGCTTGACCCATTTAACACTTTCCTTACCGGTCTCACTAGTAGAGGAATTGTACATTGCCTCTTTGGATTTAAAAAGGCAAATGTTAAACAGGTCTTGCAGTCCAGTAACAGGACTAATCTCTGCCGTCTTACCTAGTCTCCAGGATATAAAATCAAGCCCATGATTCAAGGCCCATCTTTTGAGACTACCCTCGGCCAGGTCTACTTCAGAAACTCGGTCTATATGATCTATTTTAGTCAGTCTATCCCAAGATGTTATGCTAAAAAAGAACTCAGAATAAACTTTTAATACCTCCAAGTCTACTTCCAAGACTTCGGCAATCTTTTCAAAGTCCTGGCTACAGATTAGACTGGCTTCTATATATCGTTTTTTAAGTGGATTGTTGTAGGCTGCCTTTGCTTCTTTGAACTGTAATCCTAATACCCCATCTGGATTTTCCAGAATAGAGTCCACCCTAGAGTCCAAACCTTTAATGGCATCGACCGTAAGATTAAACTTATTCTTTGGGTTCATTAGGCTCTGATGCAAGTCTACTCAGCTTCAAGTAGGCATCGCCCAAAGATCTATACACGTTTCTAAGTGAACCAACCAGGGCCAAAATCTCAGAAGCATTACTACCATTAAACATTTTGGACATGTTCAGCCGGTAAAGTAGTAGCAGTCTACCTAACCGGTCTATGCTTGTTTTAATGTCTGGCAAGTATTCTGACACATACTCATTCATATCAGGAGCCTGTAATAGCTCGGCCAACAAGGTGGCTTCGATTGTCTGGTCATCGTTGGTACTGAAGGACTGGTTAGTATTACCAACCATGCTTGGGCCAAAGGAATAATCGTTAGAGGGATCTCCTGGAAACTCTCCAAAGGTAGGAATATCTCCAGTACTGAAGTCGGCCTTTTTAGACATCAAAAACTTAAACTGTTTTCTGATCCTAGCTTTTTCCATGAAGGATTCGGCCATATCAGGGTCAATGCCTAGATCAATCAAATTACCAATCATTGAGGCGGCAGAGGCCACAGGCTTGTTATTAAAGGTAAACTCAACTCCGTCATGACTGATGACACCATGGTCACCTAGATGCATCATACTAGCCATTTGGATTTTCATCTGGGCCGTATTTGGATTACATTCCAGTTCACAATAAATGTCTTTGCCTAGTTCTACCATCAAGGTATCAGCTGGAATGATTACCTCATCGTCGCTAATTTTAGTAATATTGGTACAGTTTGCATAGGCATTGATGGTCATAGGCTGGTCAGTGACTAAAGATCTACAGTATAATGTTATACCTATAGAGGAGGCCATAGCCCGATTGACTCTAAAGGCTCCAGCCATTTCTAGACATGGAGTCAAAATCATTACCTTGGTGCCGCCCAATACCTGACTAGGAACCATAGGAGGACAGTTTTGGAACACTTGCTTAAGAACAGAATGCCCTTGAACTCCCTGACCGGCCCCTACTGATTTATGTGTAGTAGAAAAATCTCCATTAGAAAATAAGACAAATAACGGATTGGCGGTGCCATCGGTAGGTAAGGTTTGTTTCATTACCGTACCTTGACGGGTTTCTCCTGACTTCAAGACAATCTCGAAGGTCATATTTGAGTCTAGTGCCCCCAGTTGTCTGACAGCCCCAGATAGGCAGGCATCTACCACAATTCGTGGATTGGTTTGTTTACCACGGACTGCATACCCTTTGTCCAGGATACTTTGAATCTCAGGCTCAGACAGGTTGTCTCCACCAGTAATTACCATGACCTTTACTTCTGGAGTTGTACCAGTTTCAGATTCCACTTTACTTTTCAAGGCTTGAACAATAGAACTGATGTCAAAGTGACTGTCTAGCCCGTTGGCCATTTCAGAATTGTTTCTAAGGACTTCAGTAAAGGCCTTCTTGACCATATTAGAGCTTGAGGCCAGGAGATCAATAAATCTACCTGTAGAGGCGTATGCCACCTTACCTGTTCGTGGAGGTACCACCAGGTTATGTAGGCTTGGATTTTGTATTACTGTCTGGGGAATCTTGGTAGATTTACCCATTTGGTTCAAGGACTGGGTTTCGGTCAAGTTCTCTACAAAACCTTTTGTCATGGGTAGAAATTCTGAGGCAGCCGGGTTAAAGATTGAGTCAATAGGTTGAACGACGCCTGCCTTAGCCACCACAGGAATGAAATACATCTGACCACCAAAAGACACAACACAGACTCCTGCCTGGGTGTCGTCACCTTCCCGATTCATTTCCTCAGTAATGTCCTTAAAGGACACAATGAATTGAGAAAGCTTGGGAAATAGCTGGAGAATTTTGGTAATTGCCTGCGCTGAAAAGTCCATATTAATATAGGGTCCAAAAGATTATAGACTTATTTTAACCTAGGAACAGCCTATTGTCCCTTTAGGTGTGCTGTTTGTTGCGGCCACCGTAGTCTGTTTGCTGTCAGCCTCTACGGGTTTTAAGGAATCACTATAGTTCGCCACTTGATTGAAGGCATCTAGTCCAGATTTAGTTATGTTAGAGTTGGCCAATAGTATGGCAATACCATCAGTTTTACTATTTACATCAATAGCCCTATTACTGGCGATATATCCATTAATATCCGCTCCCCTACCAACATAGGCTATAGTGGCTGCGACTATAGAATCATGGACCGATCTTTTGTGTCTACGATAAATTTTATATTTAGAATCTAAAACTAGTAATCCAGCTGCAATGGACCTGGTTAACCCCGTATCATTATCAGGAAATAGTGCTATTATACTTTCCCCAGGATTGACTTCTAAACCAAGGTCTGTGATAACTTTTCGGTAATAGCTGTGCCCAAACATATCTATATTAGGGCCGGTGTTTTTTACACAGTAACATCCCATTACCCCAGAGGCCCCGTGGGCAGCCCTGCCTTGATTGATATTTATAAGTACTTGTGAAGGGGTGGACCCGTTAGAAATCAAGCTCCTAATGGCTGGGCTATTCATATACTGGGGGATAAGTGATCCAAAATTAGAAGGAGTTACCCCTGGATGGATAGAACTACTACCATTGAGGCCAGAGTTCTCTCCCCAGAATTTAGTATTACTCCAGGACATATTGAAACTACTTTCATGTCCCCATATTGCCATGGCAATATAGACAATGTCAGGAATACGGGCTAGGTCTGGAAAATATTGTTTTAACAGATTTTGAGTAATTACCGCATAGTGTTGGACTTTGTTATACCTGGCCGAGGAAACACTAGTATTTCCCATCAGTACCATCTCCAAATTCATTACCCATTACATAGCTAGTAATAGGCTCTGTAGAGTGTATCGGTGATTTATGATTAAAGAAGGCAGCCTCTTGAATTGTCTTTGACAGATGGTTAAAGGCCAATTTAGAAACCCAGTTTTTATCCAATAGCTTATTTGTCTGAAGCCCGGGGACAATAGGTTTGACCTTAAGGTTATCTGTTGAAACTGAAACCAACTTGACTCCTTCATCTTTAAGATAATCCAGATGATTCTGCCCCAGGATTGTTCCAGGAGTAAGTTCTAGAGAACCTTTGGCCAATGATTTTCCTAAGGCCTGATCCACTGCAATTTCTTTGGAGTTTTCTGCAAGGTGCTGGTTCAGACTACCAATATCCACTGTGTCACCAACCAAGAGTCCGCTAAGACCCGGGTCTTGGACTACTACGTGCTTGATCATGTTTCTAGAAATGACATCAAAGTGTCGTGGATCCAATCCTTTACCAGACCCACTAGAATAGACTTCCCTTAGTTGGTTAGACAAAGAGATTCTACCTGCCCCGGCTCCTTTTAGATCTACCAACTGTCTAGGGTTGGTAACGCCAGTAGAGAGAACGTCTCCCAGTCTTACCTTCTGGCCCACAGAAACCAATGGGGTTTCATGACGGTCAACGAAGTGCTGAATACCATTTACTGAAATATTGGTGTCATTCAGAGCAGTTTTTTTAATGTCCGTAACTTTGCCGTTTAGGGTGGAAAGGGTGGCTTCGTCTTGGAAGTTCTGTCTTGGGTTATTTAGAAGATTAGCAGCCGACTCATAGGCATTTCTACGGGCACCAGCTCCACTACCAGTATGTTTGACCGATAACATTGCCTGGGTCAAGACTTCAGAAATACTCTGAGCTGCAATAATACCTGGGTTGGTGCCTATTTCTGGAGGTCTACCGTTGGCTGCCAGGCCGTAACACATTTGACATAGTCCTTGTTTGGCCTCACAGGTTAGACTACTTCTAAGGAGCAAGAATTTTTGGCCGTCATTGATTTTGCTCTTTAGATACTCTAAGTCTACTAACTTATTGGTCTTGGCCTCAAATTTGCCTACTGAGGCTAGTTTGTCTGAGGTAGGAATTTGAACACCGTTCTTCGTTCCACAGTCTTTGACGGTAATCACCTCGTGAAAAACAGAAGGAGTTAGTTTTTTAAACAAGGCACCAGGATACTGGGTGGCCAATTGGGCCAAGACGGTACTGGCCCTACCAGAATAGGCCATTGCTAAATGCTCGGCAGTAGTAAGCCCTTCGGCAAAACTATGTTTTACTACTACTGGAATTGGATTACCCTTGATGTCGGCTGCCATCAGGGGGGAGTATGTAGCCTGGGCCAACTGACCAGTTGTGGCTCGTGCTCCTACATTGGACATTTGGGCCACTACAGATCCTTTGCCCAACATGTACTGTAAGTTCTGCTTACTTATTCTACCCTGATATTCTCCTGCAAGTTTACCCAAGGCAGCTGCCTGCTCTTGTTTGGTCTGCTTACTGGCCAGTATTTGATTGACCTTAAATTCAAATTCTTTGAGGGTGGCTTGTCTTTCATCGGACTCGTTTGTATATGCCTCAAGGGGGGTTGTGGCACCGATTTCAGTAGCTGTATCGAAGAATTTCTTGGTAAGAGTATTGATGGTATTATGAGCTTCTGGACCACCGTTTTCCAGTAGGTTATTAATTAGATTGGAGATGCCATGCTTGTCCAATGGCTGGGCCAGGTCATAGACATCTCTAGACTTTTGAGTTGGTAAGGAGGCCTTGATGGCCAAAGATCCTGGAGTAGTGATAGTCATTCTATATTTTAAACCCTAAATAATTAGATATTGGTATCATATCTTGGTATAACAATAGTAGGATAAAACATACCGTTTGTCCAAATATAATCTAAGGAGTATTACAAATGAATGCAACTACAAAAGACCAAGCCGTTGAAAAACTGATGGAAGCTGCCAGAGAAGCTGGCCGCAGCCCTGACGAAATTGAGGCCCTTCGTAAAGAGGCTGAGGGTATGTTGGCCAAGGCCACCCAAGAAGAAGGTTTTACATCTAAGGTCTTGAATCACTTCAAGTCCAACTGGTACCTGTACCTGCTTGGATTGATGGTTTCTACCAGTGTATACTTGACCTACAAACGTGTTAAAGAAACACGGGAGGTTGAGGACCAAGCATCGCTTGATGACCACACGGTCGGAGCTATGTAACAACAGCAGGGCTCAATTCAGAGCCCTGTTTTTTAAACCTTGTCCTTTATTTTTTTAGTCAAAATACACTTATTTTGGTATAACAATAGTAGAGAAACATTTCTCTGTTTATAAAGGAATTAGTATGTTTCATGTGAATAGAAAGGTGATACCGTATACTGGACAGCCTTTATGTATGGCCGGTATTCCTTGGGAGTTTCAATCCAAGGATAAGGCCATAGAATCGGCCCAGAAGTTTGAGGATCAAACCCAGGAACAATGGAATGTATATAATTCTGAAACGGGGGAAATAGTATATGGTACATAGCCTGTTATTGATCTGGGGAATCTCCACGTTGGTATTTCTACTGATTGGTTTCAAAGATCCCACGGAGATCCCAAGGGTTTTCCATAGAAGAACCAGAGAAAGAAAGGCCAGGTTTGGAAGATGAGAGTTCAAGTTATAGAAAAACTGATAGAATTCGAAGTCTACCAAGCCAAGTGCCGAGATGTAAAAAAAGAACTCCGGAGGCTGGCAGTAGAATGTGGCATGGATCAAGCAGAAGCCCTCAAAGGATCGTTCGTAGATTTTCTTAGAGGTTATATTTCTAATAAAGGAGTATGCAATGAAAATGACTAAAGTACAAGTTTATAAGGTTATGGAACCTGGTAGATGGTATACCTGTAAGGATTTTAATGGTAAGACTCAAGTGGAAATCGAGGCTATCTCTAGCCACCTATCCCAGCTGTACAGGGACAAGAAGCTTGATCGACAAAAGAGGGTTTCGCCGGGGTCTCCTTTCAGGGCCATGTTTGAATACAGGGTTAGAATAAACCCTTTGCCAGACACCTTGACTTCCAGGGTTATTGCGGCCATTTCTCAACCTCCTGTAGAAGTTCACCAAGAACCTTCGAAAATGGAACAAGCCCTGACCTATTTAGGGCTTATAATCCGAGAGGAAATAGAAGAGGTAGTAGAAGATCGTATGGCCCTCCTTTTGGAGAATATGTACTTCGAGTCTCCTATGGCCAAGAATCCTGAACGGGCTAAACTGAAACGGGTTGTAGTAGCCGGTCTGTTACCAGGCCAGGAAAAAATGATAAAGACGGAGTTTGGTAAAGACTTTAACCTAGGCTTTTATGAAGTCAACCAACCCGTTAGTACTCTTGGGTTATTGGCCAAACGGGCGGATCATGTCTTGCTGATTACCGGTAAGATAAGTCACAAGCATCAGACCCCAGTAAGGCATCACCCAGGCTTGATATGGGTTAATGGTTTAATGACCGACATCCGTAATAAGCTTGTAGATTTGGCCTAAGTAAAGGTCCTGGGAAGTCTCCCAGGACTTTTTTAATATTGGAAAATTAAAATGAAACAGTATTTAGATCTACTACAAGAAATTGTAGACAAGGGTAAGAAAAAGGGAGATAGGACCGGGACTGGGACTACTTCTATTTTTGGATATCAGATGAGGTTTAACCTAGCCGACGGATTTCCTTTGGTTACTACCAAGAAAGTCCATCTCAAATCCATTATACTAGAGCTTCTCTGGATAATAAGTGGTGATACCAATACCAAGTACCTTACTGATAATGGGGTAAGGATTTGGAATGAATGGGCAGACGAAAACGGTGACCTTGGCCCAGTTTACGGAGCACAATGGCGCAATTGGAATGGCTTTGATCAATTGGCCTGGGTTATAAATGAGATTAAGACTAATCCCAATAGCAGACGGTTAATTGTGTCTGCCTGGAATGTGTCTGATCTCGATAAGATGGCCTTAGCCCCTTGCCACACCTTTTTTCAGTTCTATATACAAGATGGAGAACTAAGTTGTCAGCTGTACCAGAGATCGCTCGACGCCCTACTTGGCGCTCCCTTCAACATAGCCTCCTATGCCCTTTTGACAATGATGGTAGCCCAGGTCACCGGACTCAAGCCAGGTTCATTCATACATACAATAGGAGATGCTCATATCTATGACAACCACCAAGAACAAATCCAATTACAACTAACCCGGTCTCCTTATCCATTACCAGAGATGAAGATCAACCCAGAGGTTAGGAGTATAGATGATTTCAAATTTGAGGATTTTACTTTGGAATCGTATCAAAGCCATCCTGCAATAAGCGCCAAGGTAGCCATATGAATTTCCCAGCTGGAAACCTTTGACCAAACAAGTAATAATTAGAAATTCCAAAGGAGGAATAAATGTCTTATGAAAATATGGTACAAATGATTCTTTTCCCATTATACTATTTCACCAAAAATAATAGATTTATATTGGTCAGGCAAATAACCGCCTTTTTGAGTATCACCCTCTTATTACCCTGGGTAGTATTCTCCTTCTGTTTTATGGGTATAGTTAGTATAGTAATGGGTTTAGTAAAATGATCTATAGGTGAACCCGTAAGGGGTATTACGATCTATAGACGGACCGTTTATGGCGTGGGATGGACAACTGTCCCTACTTAGGAAGATGACAAAATGACTTATGACGAATATGCACCAACTGTTAAACATGGATATGAAATCCCTGAAGATAGTCCAAAAACCACACCAAAGAATCCACATAGTCAACCGACCGGAGACTATACTGGCAGATGTTGGAAATGCGGCAGTTCTAATCTCTGGGACGACAATATGTCCTATGGTTGCAATGATTGTGGTATGATGAGGATTGGATCCTGAGATGCTGAATCATAACATAATCGTAATGGGAATCAAACGTGGAAAATATGCGCTCTTGATATGTAACCAGACCGGGTTAGATACCTTACCAACACCGATGCGAATAGAGAAAGGTAAAGGTTGGCTTGAACTTCCAAGAGCTTCTACACTTGGATCGAGGCAACTGTGGCCAATGTAATGTCGTTGGTTATGTTGGAACTCACTACCTATAACGATGCGAGGAAACTTCTGGAAGGAATAGTATAATGAAACTTATGTTTGGAGACTAAATTGAAGACAGATTACATTTATAATGCTTACTTAAAAGTAGGAGCAGAGTATTTAATCATTGCAGCAACAATGGTTTTGGCCCTATGGATAAACCACCCTGTGGCCTGGGTCACTGCCTGGGTAGTAGTTGGCCTTTGTCAGCACGGACTCTTGGTAATAGGTCATATGGCAGCCCATAAATTGGTCGATGGTAATCCAAGACTAATCCATTTCCTAGGCATGGGTATGATGGGTATTGACTGGCAGAAATATAGAGACTTCCACTTTGCCCACCATAGAAATCTAGGTAGAAGAGAGGCCGATCCCGAGTGGATATTGATAAAACGATATAAGTCCAACCAAAGACCTTACAGGTTTATCACTGTAGTTGCAGATCTTTTATGCCTTCATTTAAATGAGTCAGTCTGGCTCCTGGGACAAATGTCTACGAGAATGTCTATCTTGATATACTTATTAATATTGTCGATGGCCCTGCTTTTGACTGGACCAATAATTTTACTTTGGCCTCTGTCTTTGATGACTTGGGGCCAACTATTAAATAGACTTAGGAATAGGAAAGAGCATGACCACTTAAACTTGCCAGGTATTACCTTGACCCAAAAGGAGCCTTCTTTTATTATGAAAATTTTGCTATTTCCTTTTGACGTCTGGAAGCATAAAGAGCACCATGGTAAGCCAGTTAAGGATAGAAGAGGGGACTAAATATTACATATAACGGCCTGAATTTGATATAAGTAGGTAACGGATGAATTTAAATGAACAAAATATTTTACTGACGACCCAGGAGAGATCTATGAACAAACTATTTTTATTAGGGGTAATCCTCCTATCTGCATGTACTGTCTCAGAAAAGGTAAGCTCCGGTGTGGCCTCGGATGTTACAGAGGAACTTACCTATTTTAAAGATAAGCATGGTCTTTGTTATGCCACCATCTCCTCTCAAACCCATATAGTATATCAGGTTATTTCTATAGCCAACGTCCCATGTAATTCGGTAGGGCTTTAAAGGGTACAGGTAAGATTTAAACAAATTCTACTGACCAGTTAACATCCATTTAGGGATAGGTTAGTACGATATTCTAAAGAAAGGGTATTATGAAAGCTTTTTTGTTTGCACTATTCCATCCATCTTATTGGATACAACCGTACAAATATAGTAAAAATCTTGATCAGTGGTTTTTAGAGGGATTGAGTACAGGAGAAAGTTTCACCTACATTAACCAGTATATGACTACATTAAGGGGGTATCGATTTGGATAAAGGGTAATCCATCCGGATATTTTACTATATACCCCGCATATGTTAAAGTTATTCCTGCCAGGTATACTAGGTATTTACTAAATGAAAAACTTATTTTGGACAGCTTAAAAAATGAAAATCTTATTTGCAGTAATACTATTATCAATCTCAACCGTGGCCTCCGCAATTCAGACTGCCTATAGTTACTCTTGGCCTAAAGAATTTGTAGTGGCTAACTCAACCGGGGCCCCCGCAATTCAGACTGCCTATAGTTACTCTTGGCCTAAAGAATTTGTAATGGCTAACCCAACCAGGGCCTCCGCAATTCAGACTGCCTATAGTTACTCTTGGTTTGAGGAATTTGTAATGGCTAACTCAACCGGGGCTTCCGCAATTCAGACTGCCTATAGTTACTCTTGGTCTGAGGAATTTGTAGTGGCTAATTACTGCTACCTACCTACTACTGCTGTGCCCGAACCAGAAACCTATGCACTGATTTTGTGTGGATTAGGAATGATAGCCTTGAAGCGGAGAAATAGACTAGTATGAATTGGCCAGAAGCATTTGCTATAGCATCATCAGCCTGGGCAGTAGCCTATTTTCTCACTCACCTTTAAGGAGGTCAAATGTGGCTGCTGATTGATGACCTGAGAAATCTTAATGTCGATGTTATAGCTCGTACCCCAAGAGCTGGTAAAGCAATGCTTGCCTTTGGTGGGTGGAAATGTCTATGTCTGGACCACGACCTGGGCGCAGATGAGTCAGGGTATGATATTTTAGTCTGGGGTCTTAAATATAAGTTTATACCTGATAAGGTGCAGCTTGTGACTAGCAATCCGGTTGGCAGAGAGAGGATGAGGAATGCCTTAATTTCTGCCGATTTTTATACAAAAGACGGAATTAATTTTAAAAGGAAAATAATTGAAAAATTTTATCCAGCGCACTACCAAACTGATGCATAGCCCAGGTTACTGCCCAACCCGGCGAAAATGTGGCTGAAGCCTTGGTCTTTGTCAAGATAGTAGGAAGCTGGGCTAGATATTAGCCTCAGAAATGGTATAAGTACATAGGTCAATATCGACCCAATTCAAGGAGTAGTAAAATGAAATTGGCAGCCGCAATACTTATAGCATTAATGGCCTCTGGATGTGCTCGTCAGGAGCAGGGCCAAGGTCCTGCTCCAGCCCCTGAAGCGACTCAACCTGCCCCCGCCCCTATATCCTCGGCTAGATCTTTAGAAGAGCTTAAAAGACTGGATGCAGAATATCAAAGTGCTCTAAGGCAAACACATCTACAAGAAATGTTTGTAGAGGGGTATAGTAAGAGAGTGGACACCCTTTTCCAGGCAGCCACCGACCTTACGGGCCTTACTGACAGATGGCGGATAACTACCATGTATCCCAATCTGGTACCAGAGGCCAATAGGTTAGATGATCTCCGGGAGCAGTTGAGATATGCTAAGGAAGAAGACCAGAAACTTGACCCCCTGTTCACCCAAGAGGAAGTAGATATACTTAATGCCGACAGGCGGCCTAAGGCTACTATTGCTCCAGAGGTTGGGTCAGTAATGGCAAAGAAAATAGCCAAGCTAGAGGAAAATGGTTGGGGTAATTGGACCGAAGACGATAGCATTAAAGTTATCAATCTTCTGTCCCACCCCAATACTGATTCTGACCGCAAGGCAATTAAAGAGGCAGAGGACTTCAATAGTAGTAATGAATGCTCTTCAGGTTCCTGTGTTATAATTCAACAAGAGTACGCCGCCGCCAAGCTTATCCGAGAAGGTAAGGCAAAGACGGCAGTAGAAGCACTACATCAACTTCAAAGGAAATAAAAAATGAAATATCTAGTAATTGTTGCAATGTTTTTGACCACAGGGGCGATGGCCAACCAACCTGGGAATTACATGTCAATGTCTTCGGACATTGATATTGGAATGAGCCAAGGGCAGGGGCAAGGGCAGGGGCAAGGGCAAGGGCAAAGTCAGGTTGGTGGTAACCAGTCCGTAACCCTGACCAATACCAGTCCGGCCAAAGTTACAATCAGAAACACCCCAGCCTTGGCAGCAATAATCTCGTATCCTACTGCCGTCTGTATGGGTACTTCTGGTGGCGGTGTCTCTGGGACCGCCTTTGGGTTAAATTTTGGGACCAGTTGGTCTGACGAAGAGTGTAAATCACTACGTTTATCTGATGACCTTTGGAATCGTGGCATGAGGGAAGATTCCATAGTGGTCCTATGCCAGGTTAAGCGGATGAAGGATGCTCCTAGTTGTCAGCCTGGATATAAATTTCCAGAGCCTATTGCAGTAGTGGAGCCAGTCAAACCTATTGCAGTAGTGGAGCCAGTCAAACCTGTTACAGTAGTGGAGCCAGTCAAACCTGTTACAGTAGTGGAGCCAGTCAAACCTGTTGCAATAGTGGAGCCAGTCAAACCTGTTGCAATAGTGGAGCATATTAAGCCCGTAGCTGTCAGTGTCAAAAAATGGCCAAAGAAAAACTCTTGCGGTAGTATTTAAGTAAATACTAGGCCAAGCCCGGCCTAGTATTTTTTTTGGAGATATAATGATTAATGTAATTGTAGCAGTATCAGAAAATGGTATTATAGGCAACAAAGGCAAGATTCCCTGGGATATTAAAGAGGACATGGCTTTTTTCAAGGCCAAGACTATTGGACAAATAGTGATCATGGGCCGGAAGACATATGAATCCCTAAAAGGGGCCTTACCTAAAAGAATTAATATTGTCATTACTAGAGACTTGGGCTATATTGCCCCGGGGTGTATAGTGGTCAAATCTTTGGCAGCAGCCATTAAAGAAACCAGTAATTTCCCAGAGCTTGAAACCTTTATTATTGGTGGGGCTACCATCTACGAACAGGCCTTAAAGGCCAACCTAGTTGACTTCGTCTACTACACTATGATTAATAAGTATTTTGAGGGTGACACATATTTTCCATATTTTTTCATGGACTTAGTTTACAGTAAAAAAGGGGAGACCGACCCGGTAGTTTTTGTGGTCTATGAAAAGCCAGGAGTGACGGCAGGCCTGAGACGAAAGGCCAAACAGATAGGACACTCTGCCATGGCTGGGTATCTGAAGAACCGAAACTACACTCTAGATCATGCCCTTAATATTATCTTAGGAAAACCAGATGGAGACACGTCACTTAGTCATCTTGAACAACATGGGACTTAAGGCTGCCTTAGATTTTGCCTCCAGAAGCGCAGCCATCTATAGGTCATGCCTAATCGGTATCAAATATAGCCATGCCAAACTACCAAGCTATCGCCGTAGTTTCATTCGTAGTTACACAACCTGGAAGAAATTTATTAATGAACATAGCTGATTTTATAGGTGTGGCCAAGGCCATTTCCAATATGTCCGTAGATCCTGGTACCAAAGTTGGAGCCTTGATTTTTGGAAAAGGACTAAACATTGTTAGCCAGGGATGGAATGGTTTTCCCAGAGGGGTAAAACACCTAAGCCACAGGTATTATGACAAGGAAAGCAAATATGCCTATACGGTTCATGCTGAGGCCAATGCAATAACCAATGCTGCCAGGGCCGGTTCTAGCACCTGTGATTGTAGTATTCTAGTCTGGGGTCTGCCACCATGTAGCTCTTGTGCTGGTTTGATTATCCAGGCCGGTATCAAAGAAGTTTATATCCCATCAATTTTAAACATACAACAGGTATGGAAAGACTCCTTTGAAATATCAAAAAAAATGTTCGAAGAATCCGGTGTAGTGGTCAAATCAATTTAAGGGCCAACTAATCTCAGTGTGACTGACCCACAATCCCATATCTTAACCATTCTCTCACCTATTTCCCTAAGCCCCGACTTAAGAGAGTAGGCAAACAGTTTTGGTTTATTAGTCCTTACCAGTTCAAAGCCAAGGGATATAAAGTGTTTTTGGTCTAGGAGACACCTGTCTAGGTTGACCTCTACTGGCCCAAGTCCTTTTAGGAGAATCTCCAAGGAATTACTTGGGGCGGTGGCCTGAAAGGTATAGCTTGTAATTTTGTTGTCGGCCAATGTTATACTGGCCACAATAATCTTATTTTTAAAAAGGCCCAAGGCCCGGTCAAACTCAGGTGGTTCTACTAGTATACTGTTCTGATCTAAAAAAAGGAGAGCCTGGGCTTGACTGAGTTCTGTAACAGTCTTGATTCTGGTTTTTTTTAGCCCATCAAAAGAAAGGTGTCTGACCAAATACTCCTTTACCTGATCCTTACGAGTATTCCATTGGTCTTCCCATATATGAATCAGGTCATATCCCTCCTCTGCTGCCTTAGTAGTCTTAGATAAGTGATACCCTTGTCTTTTGCCACGTTGTTGGCTGTGGAAATACATTCCATTAAACTCGATGGCCAATTTGGCCTCAGGTATTACTAGGTCAATTTCAAAGCCTTTGAGAATTGATCTATCACTAGTAATGACTTCGAAGCCGAGCCCAGAAATGAATTCGGCCAATTCTCTTTCTGGACCTGAAACGTACTTATTACGGGAGACGCACTTAGGACAAGAGGCTTGTTTACGAATCAGGTTATGGGCCACAATGTTAAAGTCACCGTGTTTTTTACAAGTTACCGTAACCTTGGACTTGGCCCTAAAGTATTCTGACCTTGCGTATTCATATTTATCCCCATAGATCTTCTTGGCCTTGGCTATAAAAGAGGCCTTACGTTGGGCCAGGTTCATCCAGTAATTTCTACAGGAGAGTTAACCTCCAGGTGTCCGGCATGGAAAGCCTTCAAGGCATCAGACTCAGTTTTAAACTTGGTAGGGGTTCCAGAAGCCGGGTTGGTTAGGTGGAAAGATCCTAGGATAGATTCGTGTTGTGGTCCTATGAGGGAATTACCCAAACCAAGTCGGTAATCATGCATTTGATGCTGGGGCAGTAGCTTGTCCTTGGCCTCTTTAACAGCCTCTGGTGACATTGGGCAAAATATCGACAAGGCGTCACCGTCGAAATCCCCTGCAAAATAACGGAGGTGTAGGAGGTTTATGCCAATAGTACTACCCTCCACCGGGACAGGCATCATTGCAATTATATTAGACTTCATAAGAGTAGGTGCCCTATTCAGAATTATAGGTATGTTTTTTATGACCTTATTAAAACTGCTGGTTGCTACTGTATTACGATCACTCCAAGCCTTTTCTGATGTAACATAATCAAGACCCTGCTTGGCCAAATCTCTCAGTATATGGAATTTATATAGTGTCCACAGCATATCTATAGGCACGGCTGCCTCGTTAAACCCTAGATCTGGATTTGCCGAAATCGTGGCCCTACCACTGAAGTCTTGTTTTTTAGATAATAAAGTAGAGTGGAATAGGCCTGTCTTAGGGCCTCCAGAGCCAGAGATTTGAGCCAAGAGCCCTCGGGCACCCCTGCCCTTGGAATTAGGACTTATAGCCTCCCCTAGGCCCATTATAGCCTTAACACCATTATAGGCATCAGTCCTCTCTTTTATCAGTTCAGAGTTTTCCAATAAGTCCTTGTTTTCACCCAGAGGTTTATTGACCAGCATATGATCTTTATATATGCTGGTAATGTCAGCAAACTTGGCCTGGTTTCCCATGATGGCCGTAGGACGCATAGTAGGAGGTAAGACTGGTATGTTATTTAGAATGTAGGCGTTTTCTGCCGTCAGCCCAGAACCTTTAAGGCCAGATACATACTTAAGACGCTTAATAAGTTCGTCTTTCTTAGAAATTGACTTGGCCGTCTTGATTTCTTCAGTAATCTCTGCTATTTTCTTGTCCGGGTCTAGACCTGATAGTAGAGCCTTAAAGGCCTCTCCAGATACTTTCGGTTCTTGATTATTCATTTTAATGTTTAACTTCCCGTATAAACCTATTCTCGTTCACCGTATCAACCAAATGAAATTTATTGTCTTTTTTGACCACCCCAATCTTACCAGAGTTAATATCATTAAACTCCTTGGTGCTTAATCCTAGGATACTCTTGACTGGGTTCTCAAAAATAGGATTTAAAACTGGTTCGGCCAATCTATAGTGACTCCACTTATTTCCCCTCAAACCCCCAGTAATAACTTGGTCGAATAGTCCACCCTCTTCTGGCTCCAGATTTCTGGAATTCAGGATTGAAGGTTCAGTAATTTCACCGTTTGACTGAGACACGATGTCATGGTCAGTCATAGGACTAGCCACCAAAGAGTCTTTACTAATTTTAACATTGACACCAGAAGCTTTTAAATAGTCTAAGAATTTAGTAGTAGCAAAGGTAGACCGTGGCTTAGGCAGGGCTTCACCTCTAATGAACTTAGACCAATACTCTTCGTTATTTTCTGACTTTGTGGTCCCGATCTCTTTCAGGTTATGCCTGGCATTAGAGCCTAGTAGTCCAAGAACTTCCATATAACCCACGGCCTTAGAGCCTTCTTCACCACCTTTGACGGGCTGACCAACGGCATCATACCCACCTACATTCCTGGCAGAATAATTGCTGTCTGTGGTCTTATACAATTTAAGAATATACTGTTTACCACTAAGTATATTATTATATTCCTTGCCTGATTCAGGATCAACCAGGTTTTCAGTGTCTTTTAATCCATGGCTCTTAAGCTCGGCAGAAAGATCCTTTACATTACTGTTACTACTGTAATTCTTAACCATATAAGGCTTACCGGTCTTTTCGGCAATCTTACTGGCCACGGTTTCCATTACTTGACCTAGGTTAATACGACTGGTCACAGAGGCCGGGTTTAATAGTAGGTCAACGGTCTTGCCGGTATCCTTATTATATGGCATCTTGGAGTCAGGTAGAATCAAGGATACAATACCCTTATTGCCATGAAGGCCCGTGAGCTTATCACCGATCTCCAAAGGTTTTACACTTCGCAATAGGATACGAATTGAGTTACCAGAAGTATGGGAATCTACTACAGAACCAGGTTCCTCATGTGACCATATTTCAGTAACCAGCCTATAGGGGTTGACCAGAAACTTATGTAGTTTTCCTAGTATTCTATCCTCTGGAGTAGGCTCTCTTTTTTCCAGGACTGCATAGACCGGATCACCATTGTGAACTACTACTCCTACTTTGGCATACCCTGAGTCGTCTAAGTTGGCTAACTGCTCTGGAGTAAACTTACCTGGGAAGAAACGTTTGACCAAATTCTTTTTGGCAACTGTGTCAATTACTACGTCGTAGTCTACTTTATAGGCATGGTGACTACTCAACCCTTCGGCGGCAGCCTTGGATATTACAATACCATCTTCGTGGTTATAACCTTTCCATGGTAGATAGGCTACTTCCAGGTTTTTACCAAGGGCAAGATGACCATCCTTAGTATAGTTGTTTTCATATACGGCAGTATATTTATCAACATCCTGTCCTAGGGATACCAATGGTTTCTCATCATCAAAAAACCCCTTCATATTGAATGGTAGATTCTTTACTGCCTTAATTTTTTCTATAGATCCATCTTTAGACTTGAGATGTATTTCTTCATCATTTACTTTGACTACTATACCCCCAACTTTGGACGTGGTAGAGACCTTTCTTCCCAAGTAATGTGCAAAAGTCTGTTTGTTGGCCATAACGGTCTGAACCAAAGGAGCCTCTCGGTCAACCAATGAAAGGGCCTGGGGAATAGACTTACCGGCCATGGTCAATCTACCCGAACTGTTACTATTGAGGAAGGGGACCAGGTTAGTAGTGTAGGTGTACATTGAAGTAGGGTCGGAAACCCAGTAGTTGACTGACTTGGTTGGCACCCGTTTCAGGACTCCATGATCTTGGGCCTGGACAGTAGTTCCTTCTACTGAATCAGGGAATCCAATTACAGAACTCATCATTTCCAAAACAGACAAGTGTTTGATTTTACCTGCCAAGTCTTTTACTTCGGCATACATCTTGCCAGCCTTATCCCTCATGGCATTAATGGCAAATCTTTGGTCGATACCTGCATGACCAGATTCCGGAGTACGGGCCGGGTCAAGAATACCAAGGTGACTTGGGTCGATATTACGGGCGGCCATTGGGACAGCCCTTTCCTCTCCAATACCGCCCTCTTCAGGCCCCAAAATCGTTACCTTACCGACATTTTCCAAACTCTCAATTGAGTTGGTTTCAGATGGGGTAGAGATCAAAGAGCTCTTTTGTAAATAGGAAGAATAGACTTTGCTATAAGGCTTACTAGGAATGGCATCTCTAATTCTAGGATTATTCTGATCTATCTTTTCAAGTCCGAAATGAAGATTATTCTTTATTCTTTGGACGGACTCTTGCCCTTTACGGAAGCGTGTGGCTAAGAAGTCGGGCAAGTTCTGGACTTTTTTGAATTCAAGACTATCCCGATTATCTTCAATCCTATCCCCTTTGTGAACCTGCACCAGGTTCTTCAAGGTGGTCAAGAAGACCGCCGGAGTAATATTGGTGAAACTAGAGCCGAGTAGAGCCTTAGTGGTCTCAGGGTGTAGTTCAGTTTTCTCAATAGAGGCCTTAAGTTCCTGTATCATTACGGGGAGGGTTACATTAGGATCCTTAGAATAGACCATCCTAGAGTAAAGAGCTTTGATTATCTTATCTTCTTTACCGGCTGTGGCCACCTTGTTACTTTCCCAGACTTCTTTTGGTATATATTTTTCTATTTCCGAGTCCGAAAGGCCGAAGACTTTTGTCAGTAATGGGGCAATAGGGTTGGCAGAATTACCTGCCTCCAAGTAGAAAAGCTGAGTCTTAGGCTCTAGGACAATTCTAAAAGAAGCTCCCTTGTCAGTATTAAAGTGGGCCTCTAGTTCGCCGGTATTTTCACGGGTACGAGTATAGACTCCAGGAAGCAGTTGTAGAAGATTGGAAACAATATAGTTATTGCCTTTGTAAAGCAGGGTATGCTTACTGGTCATATGGAAGGCATCCATAAGAGGGAAGTTTGTAATATGGTCTACTACCTTACCCGTGGCCTTGGAGGTCAAGGTTAGGTCTCCTCTAATTGGATAAGTCAAAGACTTGGATTGTAGGATGGCCGTCTTTTCATCATTTGCCGTAAACTTCTTAGGATCTGCTTTTACATTACTGACCTGTAAGATATAATTCTTGCTCTCAATAGGGAACTGCTCGGTCAAGGCCGTTTCCAGGACAGAATCGGCATGTCTATTAATGTCGCTAGGGTCAGAATAGATGGGAGTTAATTTAGGCTGCATTTCGTTCCATATAAGAAATTATCATAAAGTACCGATCCATAAAAGTGAATTTATCACGGGTCATTATTTGTACACCAGCATCCCTTAAGGCTCTAGTTTCTATATCTTGTAAGTCCACTATTCCAGAGGCATCATCAAGGTCAACCTTCAGGTACTTAATGTTATAATCATTGGCCTCATTTTTAGTAGAGGACATTAATGGCATATTACTGTCCCTGTTTAGCATCCGTATTCTCCTGAGGTTGTGGTTGTTCTACCTGAGTTTGGGGTTGTTCTTCTTGTAGGACTCCTGCCATCAATTGACTGACCATCCAATATTGACCATAGTCAGCCATTTTTAGCTGATTGAGCATAGCCTTTTTATCTTCTGGACTAGCTCCAGATATCTGTTCGTATATCATCTGACTCTTGGCCAAGGCGGATACGAAAGATAGGTCTTTGGTAATATCCTCTCCTGCCTTGGAGGCCGCCATAAATTGGGCCTGCTCGGACCTAACCTGAGTTTCGACTACAGAAGAGGCTGCGGCTGCGGCTTCGTCAATAAGATTTTCCATCTCGCTGTGAAAATCTAAGCCATTCTCTTCAAACAACGTGGTAAGGGAGGCTTTACCGCTTGAGGCAAGACTAAGTAGTAATTGTTTAAAGGCTGGGTCGTCCAACAGACGGAAAGGCACCATTGAGACTTCTACATTAGCTAATCCCAAGTAGGCTGTAATCTTGGCCATGCTCCAAGATACAAGGTCTTCAATCCTAGAGATATAAGACAGAAGAGTATTCTCCATCATACGTAGACCTACGCTGGTACTAGTCCAGTTGGTAGTACCACTAAGCAGTTCCTGAGAGACTCCTAGACTAATAAGGATCTGTTCCTCGGCCTGGGCAATCTCCTGGCTTACCATTAGGTTTTTACCCTCCCCACTCAGAGCATTATATCCAATAGGTACCGGAGCAATCAGATAGTGGTTCTTATCCCTTTTGTGTAATCTAATGGCATTTTCCATTATATTACGGAAGTTTTTCAGGTTTAGGGCCAGGGACGGGTCTGAATTACCCGTCTGGGCCTGTGGGAAGATTGTTCTGAGCGGGGTCAGATACTCTGTGGCTATGGCCTCATTTGCCTTCCTAAGGGTTGCCTGATAAAAGACCAGGCTAAACAGGGACAACATTGGAGGGACGGCCACGCCTTCAATACTACCACCAGTAGAAATATTCTGTAAATGAAAGATGGCATCAGTATCAAACTTAAAGTCCTGATTATGTCTGATAGCCTCTATAAACCCCCAAGGGGTTGAATTGACGGCTAACCTATCTCCTCTTTGAATCTTCTGTTTGAGTGAATTGGGTATCTTATAGTAAAAGTCTTTTTCTCCAGTAATAGGATTATGGTTTACTACGATATGTTCTGGAGTCCACTTAATGATATTGATGTCGGCTACGTTCATTGACTTGGAATCATGACGAGTAAATACACCAGAATATCCACATCCATGGGTAGGGCAGGCTCCTGTAAATTCCCACTTCTTAAAGGATAGGAAAGAGGCTTTTTTACTACTATGTCTAGTCAAACACTTAGGGCAGACCAGTTCACGGTTTATTGGCAAGTAGATTGAAACGAATACATTACCAATTGAAAAGAACTCGAACCCACAGTTCTGTAAGGACTCCTTAAGTTTTAAGGACTTGAAAATATCCCTATACCTCTTTTTTAAAGGCTCACTCTTGGTGTCTATATTAAAGTCAGTAATTGGGTAGGTGGCCAATTTCCGTATAACTTCTGTGGCCGTTGGTGATTGTAAGATAATATACCTGGCCCAACGAATGATGTCATGTAGGTTCCTGGGAGCATATTGGTTGGCCAAGTTAAACCAGGGATTTCCTGATTGATTTGCACCAAAGCCGGGGCCACTTATAGTAGTAGGATCAAGGTTCATATAGAAGTTATAGGTTACCCAGTATTTTAACTCTGGTAGAGAATACGGATTAAAAGTGGTATAAGAACATAGAAGGACTTATTTGTCAACAGGAGAAGATGGGATGGAAAAAGAGGTTAGACTATTATTGGCCGAAAAAGCCATTACCGACTTAAAAATTAGTGATCTTGAGAAACAAGTGTTAGAGTACGATGGATTTGAACAAAATATGATACAGGCTCATATAGATGCCCTGAAGCTATGTGTTCGAGTAATTGACCTGAGAATTTCCTATTACAATAAAATACATTAAATAACAGTGGGTAATTTTGGTATAAGTATCATGCAGGAAATTTCACTCAACTATATAAAGGAGCAATAAATGAACAGAACTGAAGTATTAATTAGTCTACCAAGCCAATCCCGTCTGATGTATATGCGGATTCTGTCCCTAGGACATCTACTAGAGGTAAACAAAAAAGAAGAGAATTCTTTACAGTTCCAACAGGCCAAAAAAGTCTTAGCTAGTTTTGAGACAAAAATTGCTGATCCAAAAATTGACAACTGTGGGCGGGAGGCAGTATTTGCCGATTTCCTGTCTTTTGAAAAAGAGGCCAAAGACGTGTTCCGTACATTACTTAAAGGTGAAGAAAATGAGCGAACTTAATGAAACTGAAACTGGAGCATTTGAGGTTCTGCAACTTGTCAGTAGGCTGAAATTGGAAAATAAGCAGCGGACTGATGACCTCCTAGGTGGCCTTGAAGAGTGTAACAGTATTGACCTGAAACTAGAATCATTTTCCCACAAGTTGATGGAGATGATGAAGTCGGGTACCGTTGACCCTGTAGAAATAGAAATCCTTAAGGGCATAGTATTGGAAGTATTGGAAGTCTGAAAGGTAGGTTGGAAATGCAGGCTCTGGAAGAGATAAGAATAGTTGAAATTGAAGACCCGAAGGGATTAATACCAGCAATGGAAGATGTTCTTTCAGATATTACTGAGCAGTATGAAGATTGTACTGACCTGGCTGCCAAGATGGAGCTGGGTCGTAAAGTCTTGGAATTAGGTATTGTTCTGGATAATATTAGAGAGGATCCTGATAGCTGGGATCGTCGAACTGTTGTCGAAAGAAGGGCCAAGTACGAGATTACCGAAGTGGATAGATCCTGGATAAGAAAAACCCTAGATCATATCTATGACAACCGAGGCAAATACAGTTTTGTCCTTGGGGCGGCAGTTGTAATACTTGGTAGTCTAGCCCTATATAAGGCTTCTGGGGAAATGGACCAGGATCAAGATATAGTCTCTTCCCTCTGACTTGACATAGAAATCCGAGAGAGTATACTCGGGTTTTTTTAGGAGACAAAATGACTAAGGTAAAGATACCCCTGGCCTTATTAGCTACTAAAGGTAGTAATTTCGCGGTAGTCGACTTCCTGATTTCAGAAGGGATAAAGTTTAAGGTCACTACTAGGTTAAATGACGATAATTTCACTGACTTCCTGAAACCACCATGGTCAATTAGGTCAGATATAGATGGAATGGGATACGAGGTAATACAAGGCAATGAGTGATTTCAATTTTTCTTTTAATAATCCAAAAATAAAGAAGTTTTTTGAAGGTGATGACACTGACCCTCCGATTTCAGAACTTCTTTATTTACACGAGCATCCACTGATCTCAGATAACTTCTTAAATGAAGTAAGGGGCAAGGCTTTGAAAGGCACTGAAATATGCCTTTCAGTAAGTGTTAAAGTACCCAAGAATCTAGAGGAAGATGCCATCAAACTAGGACAGCTGATCTACCTGTTATCTAAAGAGAATGCAGTAGAGACCTTAAAGGTCTTACGCAGTATCAATAACTACTTAGATTCTTTTCTCAAAACCTATGATCAGAATAGCTGAAAGGCAGGCCAAGAAAAGTACCTTTGACAGGGCCAGAGTAGGGGCGGTAATTACAAAAAAGAAGTGTTTGGTATCCTATGCCCATAATGCAATACGATGTTATAGAGATCCCAAAGGCTTTATCTTACCCAGGAAAGTAGAACATACCCTACATGCAGAACAGGCCGCCATAATCAAAGCCTTAAATGCCGGACTACAATCAGACCTAGTAGGATCTTACCTATATGTAACCAGAATTAAAAAAGATGGTACTAAGGCCTTGGCATTGCCCTGTGTTACCTGTCAGGAATTGATAAGGGCAGTTGGTATTAAAAGAGTTTTTTATACAACCGATAAAGGTATAAGTAAATACGATGTTTAATTGGATAAGAAGATGGACTAGAAATAGACAAGAAGATGTGAATGTGATTGGATTCGGGATGGCTAGTATAGTGTCTTCCTGGGCCCTTCATGAATCAGAAATAACAAAAAGTAATTTAATAGTCTTGTCAAAAATAAATTTTTCAGACAGATTAGATATATACCAGAGGATACCTTGTGAGCAACAAATACAGTGGAATTACCCTGTAGTTTTAGTTTTTCCAAAAAGCTATGCAGAATTAATCAGATTAAGGGAAGTTATACCAAGGGCGTTTGCAGTGGCCGAGGCATTTAGTTTTGGTAAGAAAGTATGGGATAATGAAAATATATAGTGACCTGGCTAAAACTTGTGTAATTTTTGAGCCGGAAGGCAGCAAAGAATTATCCAAACTACATAAATTTCCAGGGCTTCTACCAAGAGGCTCTTTTCTTTCCTGTAAGTACGACCAGAGATTAGTTCAGAACCTTTATAGTAGAATCAAGACCAGATTTAAAAAGATAAGCTTTTCTGCCGACATAAAAGAGATGGTCCAGACCAAGATTAAGATTCTGGACCTACCCTCAGACTTTACCTTTTTTACCAATCCAGAAAGGCATCAACTAATAGCCTTGAGGTTTGCCTATACCTTTAGAAATCTAGGGCTTTTATTAGAACCTGGCATGGGTAAGACAAAAGTTGTCCTGGATTTTATCTTTTTGATGAAATTTGTAAAGTCGTTGGTCATCTGCCCTGTAACACTAAAAGGGGTCTGGGTAGAGGAGGCCCTTAAACATAGGCCTGAACTCAAGGTATATGTAATTGAAACAACCAATTGGGAACAAGAGCTTCCAGGAATATTACAGGCAGACCTGGTGGTGATCAACTATGACAAGGCAGTAATCTTGGAAGGTCCGCTGTCCAAGATACAATGGCAGTTTATGGGTGTTGACGAAGCCCTTATAAAGAATATCAAGACTTCTAGGACGGAGTCCATACTTAGACTATCCAGGATTTTTAGCCTAGAATCAAAAATGATTATGTCTGGGACCTTGGTAAATAACTCTCCTTTAGACATCTACGCCCCTGTCAAATTCCTGGAACTAGAGATTGTGGGTAACTACTATAGTCACTTCAAGAACGAATATACTGTCCAGGTAAATCAGAAGGATTCAAAAGCTCCAAAGATTGTAGTGGGTTACAGAAATATTGAAGAGGTCAGGGACATATTAGCCTCTGTTTCTGTGGTTATGACAAAAGAGGAATGGCTAGACCTACCAGCCAAAAAGTTTCATGATATACAAGTAAGTATGGCCTCAGACCAGAAGGACCTGTATGAAGCCTTGGCATCTAACTATATGTGTACATTAGCCGATGGCAGTATAGTTGAAGTAGATAACCCACTCTCCCTTCTGAGTAAACTAAATCAGATTTCAAATGGGTTTATCTACTATAAAGAATCTGAGTCTGATACTAAAAGTTTATTGGCTGACTTATTCGGCCAACCGGGTAAGGTCAAAGATGACAGGCCTAGGAAGACCCAGGTTTTTAGCGGGCAACCCAAGGCCGAAGCCATGGTCAAACTATTGACAGAAGGGCTCAAGACCGAAAGAGTAGTTCTTTGGTTTAATCTACGGGCTGAACTGGCCATAATAAAAGAGTATCTTGATAAGGCTGGTATTACGTATGAAGTAATTGCCGGTGGGGAAAAGGATGCAGCCGGTAAGGTGGCGGATTTTAATAAAAACAAGACAGTAAAGGTTTTAATCTGTCAGGCCAAGAGTATCAACTACGGGGTAACTATTACTGGTCACCAAGAAGAAGAGATTTTACCAGGGTTTTCTTCTGACGTCTGTAACATGGTTTTTTATAGTATTAACTTCTCATTAGAGGTATACCTACAGCAGCAAGATCGGATACATAGAATGTCTCAGAAAAGAGAGTGCCATTACTGGAGAATTTTATCAGACTCACCAGTAGAGTATAGAGTATTAGAAAGACTTGACCAGAAGCTTGTTTGTAATAAGGCAATCCTAGTAGATATAGTGGAAAGTCTTAGATAATAACAAGGTTTATTGGTATAAGATCTCTGAAGTAAACATACATAAATAAGGAGATACAAATGAATATTTGTAAAAGTCTTAAAGGTGTTCCAAAGAAGGAGGTCGTGTTTGACCTTGATAATCCAACTCATACTGCTGCCGTTAAAAGCCTGATGATCGAGGGTAGACAGCATCCAACCTTAAGGTTTGTACTGGAGGACCAATTCCCATCAGTTCCAATAATGATCTTGCACAAAATAGCCTTACAGTATCTGAAGGAGAAGACTGGTGAAAACTATATGCTTCCTGGTTCTAATTGTAAGCTCCATCTGTGCGCAGGCTGAGTCTCTCTGCCTGGAGGTCTTCAAAAAAGCCTCTACCACAGGGTTTCCCAATGGCTCTGAAGTCCTGGCAATAATACAGGTAGAGTCCAATTTCAAACCTAAGGCCAAGTATCAGAAATCAGTAGGTCTGATGATGGTTAGATCTGAAAGTCCAAAACGTCGTAAAGAGCTTCTAAGGCCATCTGAAAACATTCAGGCTGGGGTAGTACTGCTTGAAAGCTACTATGGCCTCCTAGGATCTAAAAAGGCTGCCGTCGAGGCTTACAACATCGGTATCGGTAGTTATCTTAAAGGCCAGTTTAAAAAGAGTGCAGCAATCTACTGGCACAAATTTGAAAAATCTGAAAGGAAAATAAATGAAGAGTATGACTCAATCTGTAGTTAAAAATCTGCTGATAGTAATTTGTGCATTAGGAGCCACATATGTGTTAGGTAGTGAGTTCAAAGAATATCTTGACCAACCTACAGTAATATTTGACGGGATTTCTGGTAAACCCGTCAGTATCGAAACCCCTACTGGTATTACAGTAGTTAAGCCGGGGGACACTTTACCAGAGAAGTATGAAAAGGAAGTGAGGTAGCAAATGGTAATAGTCCTAAAAGTATTGCTAACAATGTATTTAATTCCAGTAGTAATGATGATGGTCTTGATGTCCCTAGTAGCAATGTTACCGGAATGAAATAACCTAGGGAGAAATTCCCTAGGCTCTTTTTAGGTTTGTCAAAGCCATTTTCCAAACTTTTCGTTTGAAATCAAGTACTTACCTTCCCAACTGACAAACTGACAAACTTTCTTGAAAAAAATGCCCCCACCTCTCTATAAAAAGCTCTATTAGAACGAAAGTATGACAACCTCTATATATATATAATATAATATAATATAATATATATATATATAGAACAAGGGGTTAGCTCTTTTTTGTAGAGACCCAGGCTTTTCCTTTTATAGAGGTTGGCAAATAATTTTATGCTGTAGACAGAAAAGATGTGACATTTTCACGAAAAG